CCTAGCGGATTAAGAACTTCTTCAAACAAATACTTTGTGAAGGGTTCCCATAATGCTATGTGACTGCCTGCTTTGTTCTTCTCTGTAGTTAGTGCTACATTAAGCATCAGTACACCCTGGTTAGCTAAATAAGCTACATCAGGCGTTGGATCATAACTTAAACTAAGCCCTCTATGAAATTCTTTTTCAATAGATCTGTAAAAGTTATCTAAAGATGGCTGTAAATATTCTGTAATAGAACATCCCATTAACAAACCATCTGCTACTGGTAAATTGTACTTAAAGGTGTGATATGGACACATACCTATAATTACTGCTTTCACCTCATCTAGTTTAGTTTCCTGAAAACATCTATAGACATTAGAAGACAGAGGAGCAATTTGCTTGCCCCTCTTACTCTCCTTTTTCAAGAATGCATATATATCATCACATTCTTTACTCTCTACAAATGGTTTCATTTTACTATGCCACGATGGGTGGAATTTAGATTTAAAATTATCCCATTTCATATTTACTTAGTTTATACAGAGAGAGTTACCCTCTGTTGGTTCACAATCTTCTATTTCGAGATATTGATTATCAAATGATTGCACCCTCATTACTGTAGGTGTATATATAACTTTATGATGAGAGTTACCTTCATCGTCTGTACTATATATACATGGATAATCAGCTACTTCTGGATTATTCTTAACAATCTGAAGTAATACGTTTATATGATCTTGCACTTTCATAATTAAAACATCTCTATTTGGTTATCAGCTGTTACAAAAGAAGGTGCATCTATTATAGCAGGTGATGGAGCTATAATGTTACTAAAGAATGTATGCAACTCTGAGTGTGCAGACATCCATCTAGAAGGATGTGAACCTTTTAATGCAAATGTTGCATGGTTATACAATTCCCACAAACTTCCATCAGCACCATAGTTATGAGTTGGATTAATCAACTCTCTCTTAATGATGTTAAGTTGTGTAGAAGTTATAAGGTCATCCTGAATAAACATTCTACCTAGTAGCTCTGCTTGAACTTGGTCAGTAGCTTCATACTGCTTAAATAAATCTCTATCTCTTTGTAATGATGAGAATGCAGATGATCCTTTCTTAATATATTCTACAATACTTGCAGGTGCTACTGTTTGCACATCACCTACATGCTTACTCTTAAAACTACCATAGTTTCCACTAACCATTCCGTTAGCACAAATCATTATCCTGGTACCAAGAGCAAACTTTAAGCTCACTTTCTTGTTATAGCTATTCTGCCAAGCTACTTGTAGTTGCATTTCACTATCAGCAACATTAGAAATGGTATACTTACCATTAGCAACACCACCATCTTCAGCTACACTATACTCTTGACTTGCAAGTTCATAACCTGATTGATGAATGCTTTCTAATGTAAGGTCCATTAGTTCTTGATGACTTACTGGTTTGTAAGTTTTTGTCTGTTCTGGCACTGATGCATTTAACATTATTTGTAACGCTTCTGCACTTCCTGATTTAATTGTACTTTTCATTTTTATTGATTTATTGATTAATTATTCTAGTGATATTGAAAGATCTTCATTGATATATTGTCGTAGTATACCTTCTAAGTTTTCTACACCAATGCATTGTACTTCATCTTCTGTAGTGGTATATAACCACTCGATGTTGTTCTTGATATCATATTCAAGAGGTTTAATGCTCATACTGAGGTCTGATATAACATCTTCTATGTTACTTATGCTTGAATCACATGATTCATCATCAGGTACCCAAGTTCCAGCTTTTAACATTTTTAAGTCTTCAAGAACTAATTCTAACTTTTTTATTATTTCTTTATTCATTTTAGTATTGATTTATTTATTAAATAATCTTCTATTACTCTAAGTCCGTGACCTTTTGCAAGATCAGCCCAATCATTAATACCTTCTGGTAGATACTTCTTAGGAACATTGCAATAATCAAAACCAAACATGTTGGTAATGTCTATACTATTGTTCACACCTGTAGTATCTGAATCGAAAGATAATATCTGCTTCTCTGAATTATCAGTAATGTATTCAACATTGTCATAAGAGAAACATGCTACACCTTCGTTCTGTACAGCACAAACAGTTGGGAATATCTTTTTCATCACCATATAATCCTTCTTACTCTTAGTAATGAAAGCTGTATGGCAATCTTTGATATCATCCATTCCGTCCATTGCTGTGATAGGTACGTTATTAGGCATCCATTTCCATTTTCTATCTGAGAAAGGTCTATAGATTTTCCAATTACCATCATATAGATAACCAAACCTGAGCTCATTGTCATTTAGTACAATACGCTTCTTGTTTAGATACACTTCAGCAATAGAGTGCACATTGTTAGCTTTTAGATCATCTACATCTTGATAATAATCATTCCAATAAGAGAGTTCTAAATTTGTAAACTTTCTAGTCTTCACCTGAATAAAAGAATAGTCTTTAGCTTTTATCTCTGGTTTGACATAGTTGGTTATGATCTTCTTATACTTACCTGTATCTGAACCTTTAGTAACACCTAGTCCAAAATCTACATCAATCTTTTTCAAGACATCAACAAAATTAGAAATGTTATATAACTGCATTACAAATGTGAAACAGTCACCTTTAAATTTAGTATCTCCAAAGTCAATAAAACTTAATGAGTCTACTGAATCTTTGGTACCTATAAGGAAGGAAGGAGTTCTCTCATCTCTGAAAGGAGAATGTGTAACTACATTCACTTGCCAATTATTATTAGGCATATAAAACTTAAAGACATCATATGAAGATATTTTGGAAAGAATAAACGATTTACTTAGTTGTTGTTTTTTATTTCCTTTAATCATTCTTTATTAAATTAAAAAAGCTCTCAACATTTCTGAAGAGAGCTCTTATTAAACTTATTTATTTACTAATAATCATCTCCATCATCTGAGATATGTTTGTCTGAAGCAACTAGGTTGTCATCAGGATTATAGCTTTCCATTTCTTTGAGGATGTAATAGTCTTTACAACCATACTCACCACTCACTTGAACTATAAACCTTTCGTGTTGTTTTAGCTCTTTAGACTTCTTAGATTTAAGAGACTCTACAACTCTTTTGTCTGTATAATCTACAGCTCTAAAGAACTTCATAGCCCATCCAGATAAGAAACCTTTGTTATAGATACCCTGGTACTCTTTAGATTCACCATCGCGCTCTCTAACTACTACTGTAGCCATTGAAACAACAGTGTCACAATAATCACCACCAATTTGACTCTTAAGGTCTCTTACATCACCTCTCATCAACTTTTTCCAGTCAAGTTGTAGTTCTGTTTCAACATCACGATAGTCTAGCTTAGATAGCCACTTCTGCATAAAGTTATATAAATCTTCCTCACCTACATAAGCTACACGAAAATCACGGTCTTTTGTAAACCAGTCATATAAATTAGACTCATCATCAGCCCAAGATGTAGTACCAACACTATTGATATATTGGTTCTTTGTTCCATCTCTGTTCTGACGTTGTTTGTCTTCTAGAAAGAAACTCACTTTAAAGTTATCTTGATTCTTAACTTCTTGTAACCATACATCTATACGTAGATATGTGTTTCCATCTCTAGTCTCACCTAGATATTCTGTGGCTTTACTGTCTGGACTAATCTCTCTACCTAGAATACTACTGTATTCTTCAGCTGTTGGATTGATTGCTACAACATTAGCTTCAAAGATTCCTACTTTCTTTTCGTAGTTATTGTCATTACTACTCTGTTCTCTTACTTTACCTCCAATTGCACTCATTTGTTTTTAATTTTAAATTATACATATTTATTAATTACTGATAATACTCTACTATTGCATCTTTTACAAGTTGCAGATTGTTTGGTACTTTGATTTCTTCAAACATACCGTCTGGGCTTTTTGCAGGTCTCTTTCTATATCTATTAGTCAAGAAACTATAATTAGCACCATCTTTTGTGTCTTCTACATTTGTGTATAAACACACTGTTAGTAAACCTTCTAACAATACTTGATTGTCAATAAGCTTACCTGCAGTTTTAATTTTGTATCCTATTATTTCACCACTGTCTTCAATAGTTTCAGGATGTGAGAAATAAAAGATAACAAGATCATCTCTAAGTGTTCTAGCTGTTCTAAACATGTCTACCATATCTTTAGCCATAACACTAAATTTAGTAAAGCCTGTTTCTGTAGCTTTGTCCACCATTCTAAAACCCATAAGATAATTACTATCTTCTATCACAATATTCTTGATCTGTGGAGCTTTTTCAGATAAAGTTCTTAGCAACCTTGTTACTTTTACAGGATCATCTACTTCCTTGTAGTTTTTGTTTTCTGCATTATACAGTTTTTCACTTCCCTTAAAAGGTAATTCCTTTTTAGCAACGTTTATAATGTACGTTTCTTCAGGGTTTAAATGTTTAATAGCTGTTGATTTCCCTGTCCCAGTTTCACCAACAATTCCAATTAATTTTGAACTCATTTTTAGTTGTATTTATTAATAATTCAGTTTACAAATATACGAATATTAAGCGTATATTATCTTGTTTTCATCGAAGAACTCTAGTGCTTTCTTCAACCATTTTTCCTCAACTTTCTCAGTAGAACAGATGATGTAAATGTCTGCTTTCTTATCAGGAGTATTGTACTCCATGGCCATACATCTATTGATCTTTTGAGCTAAGTTTTCTGCATTGCTGTCAAAGTAATTAATTATTACCTTGTTCAGAGGCTTGTATGTGATTCCTGTGTTACCAATCTTCACTACAGCCATGTGTGTACCCTCTCCTTCAGCAAATCTTTTAAAGGCATCTTTATCTTTTGATTTACTATGGTGTGATGGTATTCCCAGAGCATCAGCTATTTTAGTTATTCCACAAAATACAAGGATGCGCTCGTCATGATGATCTCTTAGTATTTTCTTTGTTACATTTAGCTTTGCTATTGAGTTTTGAATAAGACGCATTCTTGCAAGTCTCATAAACATAGTGTTTCCACCTGCATACATCATTTTATTTATTATATAACTGTAAGCTTTGAATTGCTTAAACTCAGTCTTTTTTCCTTTCTTGAATTGTATAGGTGTTACATCGTCTAACGGTACTTTAATTACGGTTATCTGATAATCTACAATAACACCTTCTTCAATAGCTGTCTCAATAGGATACTCAGCTAACACTTCTAGTCCTAAGTCTTGTGATAAATCACGCTTAGTATATTTAGATAGTGTACCTGTTAATCCTAGTATATGATCATTCTGAGAAAACAAATCTACACATGCACCTATTTGTGCTTCTGATAGTAAATGTATCTCATCAATAACAACTATGTCAAACTCAGTTCCTGAATGTTTATGTATTGATAGATGTGTTGTGTATGTAATGTTATCATTCACATACTTCATCTCTTCAAAGTCTTCTTCCCAGGAGTCTTTTATCTTCTTGTCTGGATAAGCAATAAGAATCTTACAGTTATCCTCCATCTTCTTTAGGATGTTAATTGTAGTTCTAATCTTTCCAAATCTAGGACACAAGTTTAATATCCCATACTTACCATGGTTCCACCATGTATTAGCAAACTCTGCTTGTCTTTTATCTCTTAATGTCATTTGTCTTTGGGTTTAGGTCTATGATACAATATTCTCTCTGGAGGAAATCCAGTAATTGGGTTATAATTAAATAGCCAAAATTTATTGGCCATAATCTTACCTTTGTTTACATAAATGTCCTTTGCTATCTCTTTGTTATTTATGTTTTTAGTACTCATAGTATCTTTATTTTCTGTTTAATTGATTGAATACATACGTAATACCTATCATGTAACTTTTGTAAATCTTTTACTTCTTTACCTGATAGTTGGTTCTTCTTTGCTTTTACTAACATTGCTCTAATCTCATTAATTCTTTGCTCTAATAGCTCTACAGGTTCTGTCATGATAGAAAGAATGTTTTATTTGTCACTGAAACATAATCAGAGTCAGTTATGTGTTTACGTTTTGGTAGCTCTTTAAACATACCTAGCTGACCTAGAAATGCAAGACCTATCCTAATATCATCTTCACCATAACTATTCTTGATAAGACGCAAACTTCTAAAGAACTTAGCACCATAGTCATCTCTTAGTCTGTCTAGATCATAACCAGAAGGATCTTCTACATTGTATCTCATAGGGTCAAACAAAGCCATAACTACATCAGCATCGTTCTGAGTAGTTGAACTGTCTGCAAAATCTTCCAACTGAGGCTCAACATCTCCATTCTTTATCCTAGAAGGATTAGCAATAGACCTATTAAACTGACTAACTACTACTGGAGAATATCCATAGAAGTCACGAGCATATCGTAACTCATCAGACATCTTATCAATAGCTTGTTTCTTAGTTGGTTGATCCTTAGTAGTTTTGAGCAAACCAATATGGTCAATAACAACAATAGTTATTTCATTTGGGTCATCAGGAATATATATCTTATTGTATTTATCCTGCTGTACTATCTCACCACGTTCTAAGGCATAAGCTTTTAATTCTTTAGCAACTCCTACTGGGTTCTCTGGTCCATCAATGATAGTTATTATGTCTGATAACTTATTCATATAGTCCTCATAAGAAAGAAACAACTTATGTTCCTCTTCATTCATTTGCTCAGTCCAACCTAGTAGTTTATTTACACCTATGGTAACACCATGGTCTAAGAATATTCTACGAGATGTCCACTTTGCAAGCTTGTAGGTTCTACTACGCTCCATAGACCTATACCATATCTTTATCTTAATTCCTGATGCTTGTCCTTCAGGAGACATAACCCAATCTACTGGATTAAGCACAAAGGCATCATCAATAAAACTAGTCTTACCTGAACCTGTTAAACCACCTACTAAGTAATACATAGACTTTCTAATACCTACATATCTATTAAGTCTGTTGAAACCCATTGGTATTCCACCATTCTTTCCTTCAAGGCCTTTTCTCACCTCTTCTTTTAATAATTCAAAACTCATATGTCTGTTGATCCTTTTTGTTGTTCTGGTTTATCTTTCTCTGATTCCATAAGTTCTATGAAACCTTCAAATGTTCTTTGATTTAAATATGGAACAGAGCCTTGCATGTAACTCATTAGATTCTTACCTTCTCTAATAGAACGTTCCATTTTAACTTTCACCTCATACTTTAGAGCGTCTATCAACTGTTGAGCTGTATAGTCTCCCTCATTAAGTATTGCTTTGAATTTTATCTTACAATCATTCTTAGCTCTACGTAAAGACCTACTACCTTTAAACGTTTTGTGTTTGTATGTAAATGAGTCTGTTGAAGGATAGTTCTTCCACCATTCTTCAAACTCAGTAACTACAGGTTTACGCTTTATCATTTTAGGAGAAGGTGTGTCATTATCTGAATTTACAAAGTCCAATAAGTCTTTACCTTCTATAGTAATCTTCTCATCATCTCTACTTATCAAGCCTTTTCTTATAAGTCCTTGATAGAGAGAGCTAATCTTCATACTGTCTTCATATAGAGGTGCTATGTCCTGCCCATCTTCAATTAACTTCAAAAGATAAACAGAGTCTAGGTTATAACTCTTCTTTATTATCTCTTTGAATATCTTTGGGCTTATGTGGAGTTTCATTTGTTGGCTTTTCTAATGTTATAATTGCAGGTTTCTTGTTCTTTATTTCTTGTTCGTGTTCCCACTCTTCATATTCCATCCTCATAATATACTCTCTGTGCCCCCTATACATCTCATCATTAGCATGAGCTGCATGTTCCCAGTCCTCATTAATTAGTTTACTCATCTGTTTCTGTTTTGGTTTAATAATTCATTGTATTCTTTAATCCATTCAACAGGAATAGGTAATTCATTATCGTAATATCTTACAATAGCAGAACGTACTTCATTAAGTCGTTCTAATGAATGGTATTTTTTAGGTTTCAATCCTATAGGTGGTTTATTCATCATCTTTGTTTTTATTATTATTATTTTTATCATCTATACTTAGTCCAAAGTGTCTATAAAACCACATGAATGTATCTTTTGCTTTATTTGTATTAAACTTAAATACTTTCTTTAGTGTCTTTATAGAATATTGTCTAAACTGCTCGTATTGTTCCTCAGTAAGTGTCCACTGAGCCCAATTATCATCCAAGGCATTATCTAAATCCTTTGCTACAAGATTTAGTTGATACCTCATCAGATGTTTTGCTATGTTCTTTCTATTTATCTTAGCTCTTTTCTGCATTGTTAAAATAATTTAATTTGATTAGGTATAACGGTGTTTCTTTTACGCTTACCTCCAGTAAGAACCTTAACCAACATACCTTCTGCTCTGTCTATATAATAATCAAAGTTTACATTATCTGTAGGGCTTTCACTCTCTAGATAGTTACAAACTTGACACACCCATTCACCAGCTTCTACTTGACTTCTACTAGGAGCTGTACTTTGGGAATCATCTTTCTTAACTTTGAATATCTTCTCACCTTCTTTACTTACGTAATATCTAATGAGCTTATCATACTGAGTTTGCTTGTTGGTCTTTGGATTAACACCTTCGTAGTTAAAATCTTTACTTGTCTTTCTTCTAATACAGAAATCATAAAGATTCTTGTGATTCCTAATGGTCTCACTTACAGGTATTCCATCAATGTAGTACTTTTCTAAAGCAATAGGGACTATCCTAGCAGACTTATTTTTGTGTAATTCAAAATCTGTTAGGAAGTCACCTTTCTTCTTAATGTATCCATCAGGCATGATAGCTATGTAATCATTTACACTTGTGAATATAAGTTTACTGTAATCAGTTCTCTCCAATATGTATTGGGTAACCTCACACCACCACTCATTAATCTCATGCATTTTAGGAATCAAGTCTTTTCTCACTTTAACTGTAACACCGTCTGTGTTAGCAGAGATCACTTTGATATCGCTTAGTTCATATTGTTCAATAAGCATCATTAAACTAAGTTCTCCAGTAATTGTGGTGAACATAGTTAATTGCCTATCGTATATCCATGAAAGCATATCAGATGACTTACCATACACAGAATTAACTGCAAGTTTAAGTGCTCCTACGATTCCTTTGATTTTTCTATCTGTCTTAGCTAAAGGTTTAAGTTCTAACCTACGCTCAAACATCCTCTTATAGCCATTTAAGAAGGCTTTTCCTAAATGTGCAGGAAACTTACCACTGTTGATTATAATAGCAGGATAATAACTTGCTACATCCCAGTCAATAATTTCATACTCATCATCAGCTTCAAAGATCTTTGGCTTCTGTTCTGTATGAAGACCACCCTTACCAAAACCATATACATTATCATAAAAATGTAAATGTTCCTTAAAGTCGTCTTGCAAACCAAGCGTTGTTCCTTTGATCTGTTTAAGAAAGTCTTTTAGATGTTTAGTCTCAAACTTTACGTAATGTGCTACACATTTCTTAAGCTCAATAGTCTTTCTAAAATATCCTTTCCTAGGAAGGTCTTTAATAGTAATCCCTTTCTCTTCACAGTAATACTTCTTAATCATCTCATCACCTATCTTACTATCAGAATAGTTCAGACACGGTATGCCAAACTCTTTTTCAATATCATTTCTGAGTTGAATCTGATTGTTACCTTTGTATAATGGATGATCTGTATTACCTAGTGTTACTTTGTAGAATTCATAAGTTGCATCTACATCATTGAAGCAGTACAATAAAGATTGGTACACTTCGTCTCTTGTTAGGTCAGTTTTGGCATAATGAATAGGCATCTCTTCAATGTTCTCCATGTCCATCTCAAACTCTAATCTCTTCAGGCTAACACGCCTGTTCTTATTATCGTAATGATGTATCTTAAATAAGTCTAACTGTTTTAATGATAGTTCATAATCTCTGTATTCAGGGAACACATCAAAGTTAGCATCGTGGATTACATCTTGAGCTTTCTGTGCAATCTTTGCACATATCTCTAGTCCAGATAGTTCATGCCAGTACTCACAATTTCTAAGTACCCACTCAACTACCTGAGCATCAAAGCGTAAGTTATTATAACCTACCCAATAAACATCTTTATTTTCTTCAGTGTATTTTACAAATGAATCAAGTTGATTCTTCCATCTACTGACTACAAAACTTTTGGGAGTTTGTTCAGGCTTCATACACACCACTATAAAGCACTCCTGCATAGTCTCTATGTCATAGATAATATTATTGTCCCTCATTTAGTTGTCCTGTTTAAATTAGAAGAGAAATGGCTAACAGGGTTTTACACCCATTAACCATTTTGCTCTCCAAATATACTTAATTAAAATAATATCTCACATGGTCATCGTGTAATACTATTTTTGTTGGTTCCTTTTTTAGTTTATTATAAACTTTTAGAGCGTCACCAGATAACTCTATACCATCTGTTTTCTTAACAAGGTTAATTGTGCTTACCATTGGATTTTTAGTATGACTAATGATTAATTCATTCTTAACAAACTTACTTTCTGTAAGCTTACCTCTATGAGCTCTTTCTAGTTTCTTTCTAGCCTTAAAAGCTTTTAAGTCTGCTGCCACCTTATGAATCTTTTGGTATACAGGATTCATTTCAACATTCCATTCTTTGGATAATGTTTTAGCTAGTTCTTTTCTAGCTGTTCCTGCTCTTAAACCTTGTTTCATTTGGTTTACTCTTCTGTTTGTGTACCTTACGTACGTTCTTGCTTGTACTTGCATTGTAATTGTATTTATTAATTAAAAAAGAATAGAATGTCCCTCATTCTATTATGTCGTTATTTATTCTTCTTCATCGATGTATTCTTCATCATCAGTGAATTTTAGTATTACTTTGTTATTGTTCTCTTCATCATAGATAGGTTCTATTAGTATATCATCTAGAGTATCTTCATCTATTAAAATATCTAACCAACCATCAAACTCTTTTAGTATGAAGTTCATCTCTGTAACATCAAACTCTATGTATGCCTCTTCATCTTCCTCCTCATTAATTAATACAAAAGTTCCTATTTCATCAGGCGTTATAATTAATCCTTCAGCTATTATAAAACACTGTACAGGAAAACCATTCTCTTCTATTAAGATTTCATCAGTTATAGTTTCATGAAAATGATTTTCTGTGATTCTCCACACCTCTACTCGTTCCTTATCAGGATGTCCTGGATGTATGTGATCTAAGAACAACATGCCTACTTCTAACTTAGTAGGGTTGTAATGTCTAAATTGTATTTGAGCTTGTATAAACATGTTTAATATTTAGTTGATGGGTTTGTGCCCACTTATTAGTAATTGCCAATAGGCTTTTAAAATCTTTTTCATTCTCCGTACTTGTAATTATATAATGCAATGTCTCTTGCCCATAGTTTTTCAACAGCCTCAATCATCTCATTACTAGTATAGTACTTAGTGTAGTGTTTGTGACTTGATTTATTCACATGCTTAACTGGTACATTAGGCATACCTAGTCTATTACATATCATAGGAAACTCTTTATTTAAGTTTTCTAACTTACCTACATAGTCTACTAATGGTACTCCTTTGTCATTTACTAACCAATCTATTTGGTTATCATACCAATGTACTTCTTTGACTAGCTTTTCTAAATGTGGACTATTTTCTGCCCAATTGTATTCTTTTATAAACCTATGTGGTTCTAATAGAAATTGTTCAAATGTGAACTTAGTAAAGTATGATATCTTATTGTTTTGTTTTTCTGTCTTTTTTTTGTAATGGTAATAAGAAACAGCTCTATCCCATGGATTCCTAACAAATGTAAACTTAAAATAGTTTTTAGTATCTTCATCTATATCATCTGCTAAATGCCAATGACCTAAGTGACTTAAATCTTTTTCATCACTATTTTCCTTAAGCATTTTTTGTATTGATGTACTTCCTGCTTTAGCAACTTTTGTGTAAATGTATTTGTACTTATGGTTTATCATGATTCTTCGTTTTTTGGTATGTCTGATTTAAATGGGTAAATATTTACGTCTAATTTTCTTTGATAAACATTTAAATGATCTGTACAATACACAGCATCTATACTAAATAAATGTTCATTTAATAAGTAACTCATTATTCTTTTAGCATCGTTAAACACTGTAAAATGAGTTCCTCCATATCCATGATGTACGTAGCTACTATTTTTAGCAAATTTTGATTCAAAATTAACACCCTTCATCTTATTTAGTTTATCAATAGAATACCAAGTACTTCGTATTATGTCCCAATCATCTTTTAGTTCAGTCATCAGCATATATAGTTCATCTAGTGTAGATTGTGTTATAATAACATCATCTTCTAGTATTATGTATGGAGAACTATTTTCTTTTTCCATAAGTTGATGAATCTTTATGTGTGACATGTAACAACCAAATGCACCAATACCTCTTTTTATAACACCTTCATCTTTACTATTTATATACTTCTTAAATCTGGGAACACAATTATCGTAGAATGACTTATATTTACTTTTGATTATCTCAGGAGAAACTCTAACAGCATCAAAACGTTCGTATTCTAAATTTAGATCAGTGAGCATCTTTTCCATGTACTCTTTTCTATCAGTTCTTTCTTGTAAGTTTATATAAAATATCTTCATTAGAATAAGTGATTGTAGTTATTGAAATCGTTAATGTAAAGTGTTTCAACTATATCTAATAGTTCTTTATTGTAATACTCATCGTATCTCTTGTGATTAGATGAGTTTACATGTGGTAAATCTTGACTCTCAATACCTATCTTATCACATATGAAGTTCATATCATCCTGCATAGTAAGAAAGCTTCCTATGTAATCTAAACCAGTTGTACCAAACTCTACTTGTGGTTTAAAGTGTCTAGGTCTAGTATTCTTATTACCTACTATGATAGGAAGTTTTTCTATAACAAAAGATTCAAACGTGTCATGTTCTAATTTCCATTTCTTTCTAAAATTAATATCAGATTGAAAATTAGAGTATTCTTTCATGTAGAAGAATGCACTAACTAACCTATCATATGGATTTCTAACTACTGTAAACTTGAAGTAATCATCAAAGTTATTACATTTATAGTCTGATAAATAAGGATGACCAAAGTCACGTTCATTGTTATCAAACTTATCATTAAAAAACTTATTGATAGATGTACCTCCTGTTTTTGGTAAGTGTAGAAACAGAAACTTATGTTCGTGATTTATCATTGTATATGTAATTTACAGTTATTGCAATGAGTAAACTATTTGTTTGTGCGTAATGAGCTGTCATATATATTTTATATTAAAGTTTTTAATTTGTTCGTTTGTTAATTTTGATGAATGAACCTCATCAACTTGTCCAGAATGTTGCTCATTATGTGAACAATTATAAACAGCTGCAGGAAAGGGTATATCCACTCCTATTAATTCATTATATTCTACAAAATGTTTATACATAAACTTATGAGAACCTAATATCATTTTCAAATAATAATCATCAACACTTTTTAAAACTTCTTCCTGAGTATCATTTTGTATGATTCCAAAGTTAATAGGGTCTGCTATTGCATTAATCTTTATAATGTTACAGGTTCCACATATGTAGTTAAATCTATCTCTGAATTTATATGTATTGTCTACACCTAGTTTAATACCATTGTACACTCTGATCATGTCAGCATGTAAGTTATTGTTAGCAAACAATGCTACATCTTTGTGAATGAAATCATCCCCATCAACAAACATTACAAAGTGATCATCATTAGTCATTTGTCTAGCTTCTCTAAGAGCCATCACATGCTTAGTTCCTCTATCTAATCTTATATTATTCATTTGAACACAGTTAGCCTTGTCAACAGTTTCATCACTTATCTGCCAATCATCAATTGTTGGTGCTTCCCAATCTAATTCTATAAAATTAACACCTGGATAATCTCTCAAAGTTTTATTACTAACAACAATAATGTTGTAGTCACTATCGCTTTGGTTATTTATAGAATCTAATGTGTTCTCTAGTAGCTTCCAAGTGTTCTCATAACAATGAGAATTATCGTAGTGCTTTATAGAAATAATAAATGTTACCATTATTCATCTTTTACAAATTGTCCATCAATCATTTTACCTGTACGCTTATTGATTACATTATAAGCTGATTCAAGACATTGCTCAAGGCTTATATCTTGCATGTGAGCTTGGATAATCAATGTTACCATTATATCACCCATTGCATCTATTATCTCTGGTCTATCGTTCTTATTGATAGCTGTACAGAGTTCTGTTGTCTCTTCTAATGTCTTCAATGCTTGTGCCATTGGTGTAGCTTTGTCAAATATCTCTTTTTCTTCAGCCCATAGTTCTACTGCACACTCTAATTCAAAATAATCCATCTATTTTTCTGTTTTAAGTTTTACTAATTTTTTAAATATACTTTTTCTTTCTTTACCCTTAGGTAATTTGTCACACATTTGTTGCAACTTTTGTATTATTTTCTTTTTCATAGCTTTTCTATTTCTTGTTTAACTTCTTGCCAATAATCCAAGACTTGTGAAACTTGCAAAGTATTTTTCACTATCTCATCTACACAAATTAATGCACATTGTTTAGCTGTTGTCTCCTAACATTTTTTCTACTAACTCTTTTGCTTTATCTTTTGGTGTCATAGTTTATTTATTAGTTGATGTTATACGGTGTTGTATGCAATTAGTCTGCTACTTCTTTTCCACATTTTACACATCCATCATACCAAATACCATTTTTAGGGTATCTTGTCCATTCGCATTTATTATCGCAAACCAACTGTTCGGCTTCGCCCATACAACAATGTATAACATTAATATTTTTAACTAATGCATCTACACATTTGCCAAATTGTTGCCCATTCAAACAGTATCGCTCTTGTCCTGTATTGTCAAGTTCCATTGTGCAATTATCAATAATATTCATTATTACCATTGCTTTTATCTGTTGTTCGCTCATTTCCATTTTATAAAGTTTTAGTGTTAAATCCGTTAAAAAGACTAATGTTATACGTTTAAGTTGGCATTAATGCAATACAGGTAAACTTTTAGAGTAAGTCATTTCATAGTCTTTTTCTGCCACATTATGCGCTTTATCCAAGGCATCAGATATATTATTAGCTACTACAATTGTCGCTTCATTGTCAATATCCATTAGATAGGCACTAATGCCAACACCACATAAACTTAATTGCTCTTTCTGCTCTTTTAATAAGGTTTCTACAAATAATTGTATTTCATAATTGGCTTTTTCTGTAACACCGTATTTATGGTGTATTTCTTGCATTTTGTCTTGTATGTTCATTGTCTTTTTATTTAATTCTGTTTATAATTCACCGCAACTAATTTTATCTGCATTCCGTTAGGCACAATAAAAATTATTTTAATACGCTTCATCTACTAACTTTTGTAAAGCTATAATCTTGCTTGTTAACACTTTGTTACTTAACGCGGTCCATTCTCCTTTTGGTGTGTGTTTACAATAATATACACCATCTATAATTTTTTCTCTATAATACATAATTTTTACAGTGCATAACAACGTATATAATCTATTGCTGTTATGTCTAACATTAAAGGTTAATTGTTATTTATTTACTCTTTTACTTACTCAATTTTTACGCTTACTTATACGCAACATATCATATACAAACACGTTATATGCAATTACTTCCAAAGGTTGTATTCATTAAATGAAGCTTCTGTCATTTCAGCCTCTATTCTTTCTTTTTGGTTTCTTAGTATCATTTTTAAGACGTTTCTTAAATGTGATTCAGTCATATTATCTACATCTATTTTTTTACCGTCTTTCATCGTCCAATAGTATTTCATAGTTTTTAAGTTTAAAAGCATATAACACTATATATAGTTTATAAGCCAATTAATATTCGTTTTTAATAGTAAATTTCTGCTACGGCTTACAAAACCATATACTCGTTCGTTGTATGAAATTAAAAAAGACATACAACAACACCTATAAGTAATAAATAAAACTACTCAGCGTTTAAAAAGCCTTGATATAGTTTAACCTTTGCCTCTAACTTTCTAATGTGCTTTCCTTTAGTGGTATCACCTTTCTTTAGTCTTGCGGCTTTTTGTCTACTCAGTTCTTCTTTGTAATTCTCTAACTTGTTTTTTATATCTTTCATTTTATCCGTTTTATTTTCTACTCATAGCCGTAACTCGTTGTAAACAATTAAAGGTTTTTAAATTTCCATTCTAATTGTTCAATAACATCTTCTGCCTTATGGTCAAATTGTTCAGCTATGTGTTCGCCTAAAACCTTTAACAGTTCGCTATCGCTTTTACAACAACGTGTATAATTAATAGCCGATACTTCTTTTTTTGCAAAGTCTATCATTATCTCAATTAAGGCTAATGGTTTTAAAGTTGCTATATTCATATTTCCACCTAATGCCATTTCTAAATGTTTTCTTGCTCTTTTGTTCATTGTTTTATCTATTTAATTCTGTTAATTTTTCACGCTACTAATCTTACACTAACCGTTGTAAAACATTAAAACGAGAACACAACAAAGGCTATAAATAATTTTTTAACTTGCCCTTATCTTTTAAAATAGCTTCACCTCTTTTGCTTACTATTCTATGAGCATCATCGTCAAATATTGCCATTATACTATTTAAAGCAAATGCGTTCTTTAGTAGTTCTAAATATTGTTTCATTTTCTTAATCGTTAAAAATCTATCCATAGCCAAACCGTTAGCCACAATTAGAGGGTTTTTAAATATTCCTCTATTCGCTCACTTAATATAGCTTGTGTTTTATCGTTAATATTAAACCAATCTACAAACCCCTCTAACAGTTCACGTTGTTGGCTAACACTGTATAAATCAAATAACTCATTAGTAGCACCATAAACACTTAATTGCTCTCTATTTAATTTATTGCAAATTTCATTAATTTTATCTTTCATATCGTTACTTGTTTTATCTGTTTAAGTTATGATGCAATTAAAAAAGCACATAACAAAGGCTATAAATAATGCTTAGTTCTCGGTTAAATTCGCTCTCCTAAAAAGCAATTCTTCTCTAATTTTTAGAATGTAATCTTCTTTATTTTCTTTTTCGCGTTCAATTCCAAACATTTCAAATAATTGCTTAAAAGAATGTCTTTTTAACATCGCTTTCCATTCGTTTCCATAAGGTACATATCCCATAATATTATATTTTTTAGTTATTAAATCGCACTATTCATACCCAAATACGTTGTAAGTAATACTACTTTATCCATTTACCATTAAGGTTTCGCATACTTACATTGTCAGTTTTAAGACTTTCGGCTGTCCTTTCTTCTATCTGTGTATAAAAACCATAACTATTCAAAGTAAGTGTTACTTTTACTGTTTCATTGCTTAATTCTTTTTTAAGTTCATTTTGTAAAGCGGTTTTTAATTCTTGTATTTTATTAGTCATTTTATTTAATTTTAGTTAATATTCCGTACTACTTACAACAGCACACATAAAACATTAAAAACGTTTTTATGTCTGCTTCCGTTGTAAAACATTAAAACGACTTTACAACAATAGATAAACGACAATACCGCTAAAACAGCTATTCCGTTAGTGGCAAAGCTAGCACTTATATTCTGCTGTCGACTCTCTTTCATAAGTGCGGAGCATTACGGTACTGCGTTTATCATTTTAAGTTGGTAGTAATTATTTTGCTAAAGGTTTTCAATCCATTTACAACCATCACATTGTTCCTTGCATTTTTTGGAAGAATATTCTAAATCCTCATATTCGCAAAAGAACTCCTCACAACAACGTGTATAATTAATAGCTTTTTCAAGCATACTTGCAAGCTGTTTAGATAATAAAGTTTCTGTTCCGTTTACAGTGGTTATTGTTCCACTATCAACTCTTGTTTTTATTTGTTTAAGTCCGTTAATTATTTCTTCCATTTTTATAAATTTATTGTTAATTTTTCCGCTACTAATCATACACTTTTAAGTTGTATGCAATTAAAAAAACATACAACAATGTATATAAAACAAACTACCTATGTACTTCTTTATTAATTTCATCAAGCGTTTCCGCTATTTTCTTTTGGTTGCCTGTTATTGTACTTTGGTTCTTGCTTAAAATAAATTGATTTATTATTACAAGAATAATTGATATTAAAATAGCTATGTTCATTGTTTTATTTATTAAGTTTTGTTATTAATTCGTTCGTTTCATATACTTTAAAGTTAGCCACAATTACCTAATTTTTTAAGGTAATTATTCCATTCTTCGCTAACTTCTGTATCTCCGTGAAAACCTATTTTTGTTCCGTAAGTATCCTTATATAAAAAATCAGGCAACAGTTCAGTTCCTTGGCTAACAATGTATAAAGAAAATAATTTTAATAAGTTCCCTGTTACATTATTAACTTTTGCCTCTCCTTCATCTTCGTATTTACTTAGGTCATAAGCAAATTCAGACATTACTAAATCTTTTAATTTGTGTTTTAAATCCATCTTGTTTTAATTTATAGTTTATTTATCCGTAAAATTACTTTCCTTATACTCAACCGTTAGCGTTAATATTTTTGCCAATCATTGTTGCTTAAATCATAACCTGCCAACATCATACCGTTACCTGTTGGGCTATGACTTTCTATTATTACCTTACTTTCTTCTACACCTTTTACAATACCTATGTATCTTCCAAAAGGGCTATCCATATAAACCTTGTCAAAAAGACTAAAGCTAACAACGGGTATAGTTAATGGCTTTCTTATTGCTTCTCTATAATCTTGGTGTAATAAAGTGTATTCTCTCGCTAAACGAGGATAGTCTTTAACCATTTCTTCATCGCTCATTGTCGGTCTTGGTGTATCTCTTTGTTCTTTCATATCTATTAAGTTTATTATTATTTCACGCCACTAAACATACCCAAATACAGTTAGGGTGCATTAAAGCAGCCTCAACTTTTTAACTGAAATACTGTCAGGAGTACCATTCATAGCAGTAATTCCGTTAGAGTGTCTAAATACAATTACAAATATTTCGTCATCAACTTTAAATGCGTTTTTATTTTGGTCTATTAAGTGAAATTTTAAGTCTTTATATTTTTTAGACCGTTCTGTGTTACCCCAAGTATCATAACTATTTGAACCACCATTTTCTTTTACTTCTTTTGCTATTTCTTTTAATATTTTTTCTTTCATAATCAATAACGCACCCTAACAATGTATAAAAATAATAGCTATTCAGGTGCAATTTATAAGGCTATTACTTGTTAATTAATGTATTTACTTACTCAATGTTTTTGCGTACTTAAACGCTACTAATCATACACTTTTAAGTTAGCCACAATTAATTGCCTTTTAAATAGTCATCAACCATCTGTTCGTATGGTAATGGTGGTGTCCAATCTTCACCAAACATTATTTTTTTACTAAAGTCAATTAACAGTTCACGATGTTGGCTAACACTAGATAAAGATAAATTTTTAACAAGGTCTTTTAATTCATCTGTTCTTATAGTTACACCTGTTAAATCTTCTTGGTCAAGTCCTAGCAAACTAATTTCGTATTGCAGTTGCCCTATTTTATTTTCTAATTCTTTAATCATTATTTTGTTTTATTTATTTGTTAAAAATCAATCCTTATCTGCGGTAAGTTAGAGTTAATATGGTGCTAGATGCCTATCCATTACGTTCAGCGACCATCTATAATTTACTAAGGTAATTGCTGAAACATTATCCCTTTCAATCGCACCATACTAACAATAACATAGGCTATAAGTAATGCCTAAAACTCTGTTATATCACTAAGTTCATCTATTCCTAAATACATAGTTATATTTTTAAAGTTAAGGTAGTTTGATGGCACTACCCATAGCCATTCTCAGTTGTAAGTAATTAAAAAAGACATACAACAACGTATATAAGTAATAAAATAAAACTACTTCCACATCCAATCATCACAAAATGGCGTATTATCGTAGCAAGACATATCAAGTGCATCTTCAATATTTTTAGGGCAAGTGTCTTGTACTTCTTCACTTCTTCTAATTATTAGTTTAAGTACGTTTCTTAAATGGCTTTCTGTCATATTATCAACATTTATTTTTTCGCCATTTTTCATAGTCCAAAAGTATTCTCTATTTTTCATAATTCTGTTTTTAATTTACCGTTTTATTTTACTACTCATATACAAATAAGTTGGCACACATTAAAACGATGATGCCAACAACGTGTATAAAAAATAAAAATCACTTGCTTTTCAACTCTTTAAGTTCTTTCTGCATTTTATGTAATTCATTATTTGTGTTAGGTGTTGGGTAATCAATCATTTGTATTCTCCAAATTTCCTTTTGTATCTTTTGTTCTAATTCTTTAATTCTGTTTTTCATAATCCGTAATTTTTAAAATTCATACACTTTTAAGTTGTAAGCAATTATCTTGCCTCCCAATAATGGTAACACTTGTTACATTCCTTATAGTCAGTATGTATTGCCGTTTTGCAATCAGTACTTTTACACTCAGGGCAAACTAACTGTTCGCTTTGCCCTACAACATCGGTTAAAGTTAATTGCTCTTGCTTTTCTTTTTGCAAAAGTTCGTTATATTTTGCTAAAAGGTCGTTTCCTATAAAGTATTGGTTTTGTTCCATATACTCCATTAATAATTCTAAGTTTGTTAATTCTTTCATTTTTGTATTTATTTAATTCATTAATATTTCACGCAACTAACCTTAACCATCCAGATTGTACGCTAAGTAATGCTTTTAATTTGCAATAGTAGTACATACTTTATTTAGCACCCTCTTTCTTATTAGCTCCAGTGCACCTCAGTCCTGGATGTGTTTAATGTCTTACTAATAAGAGTAGGGTCACGTAGTTATACCTAAAGATTTCAATATATCCGTCAGGACTCTAGGCTTTATTATTAATAACTACTTGCTGAGAACTCATTTGTGTTGTAGAGTCTTTAATGCTTACTCTCTTATCAGCCATAGAATTCCTTTCTCAAGGGAACAACACATCTAGGATTACTCCATTATAAAACCTTCATTTAGTTTCGTCTTCCCACATTGTTTCCAAAGGGTTTTCAGCTATAACATCCTGTGCTCAGGATTAGTATCTTTATGTGAATAAATTTCAGGAGCTTCACCTGCTTTCTATTATACATGTACCTCTCAGTTAAGAGTCAGTACGAGCTTTCTTACTTTATTTACTCACAAAGGTATTCAATGTTTAACCTATTTTTTAAAAAACTCTTTGCTCCACTATTCAGTTTATGTGGACAGTACGCAGACTGTTTCCAATAAATAACAACTACTCTGAAATGTAGTTTGTAAGTCGTCAGACTATAAGCATATTGTTATAGCATGGCGTGTCTTCATTAACAATTTATAACCTTACTGTTTATCTTCAAGCAAAGAGTTTAATCTTTATTTGTAGAGAGTACAGGATTCGAACCTGTAAGAAGGACTTATTTCCTTTTGCCTCTAACCGTTTACGGTATAGCGTTTAGCCAATTCCGCCAACTCTCTGTTTTAAAAGTAGTCAAGTATATTGTTATATGGACTCAACTTTAACCTGCACCCACTACCATACTATTTGCATGTGTTAGGTTTAACTACTTTTTCTGCCAACGCTTTTATTCTATCATTTGTATAACGCGCTCGGTATTTTTACCAATTTTGTTTATAGCATATTCAAGCCTTTCTGCTACTTCATCAAAAAGTTCGATAATGTTTGGTTGCTCAACGTCTCTTGGTTCTTTAAGAGATTCATTTAATGCAACAGGTCTATCGTCTGTTCTATCAAACTTTCTGTTTAACCTTTCGCTTAATTCTTGCACTTCTTCTAACTTTCGTGCTTTTGTAACAAGTCTGTCATAAGCCAACATTAATGTAGGTTTTTGTTCCGCTTGCATTGGTCTGTCTAAATCCATTTTATTCATTTTACTATTTATTTAAGTTATAGCATTTAATCCCCAACGCTAAAAAAGGGTTTATTTTTTGTGCTTATTTGCTAATTTCAGTTCTTAAACACGCACTTTTCATACACTTTTAAGTTTTAGTACATTTAGTTCTTGCCTATCAATATATAACTTACCTTTCTTCCATCGCTTAAAGTAAAGTTTTCATTAAAAATAGAGTAGTCAACTATAGTCAACGTGTCTTTATCTATTACGTGCTTTTTCCCAATGTGTTTTTTGTACTTATTTTCTGTATTATCAATTTCTTTAGAAACGTCTTTTACTACACTACTTAAAAGGTAAGTTATTGCAACTACACATAATATAAAGGCTATTGCCATTTTATAAACTGTTTTCATAATTTTAAAACGCACTACAACAACGTATAAAAATAATAGCCTGTTGCAGTGTCTTATTTGTGGCTATTACTCACCTATTAATTTATTTATTCAAACTTTTTGCCTGTTTGCTGGGCTACTATTCTTATATAAATCAGTTTTAGTGCATTACACTTTTTCAATCCAAAGTGCATCCTCTACATTAAGCAAGAAACCTTCGCTATCTACATATCCACCTAGTCCTTTTTTCCAAGTTGCAATTATTGTCCAAAATCCTAGTTCTTTTGTTTCGTATGTTATTTGTACCATTTTCTAATTAATTAACACACTACAACAAAGGCTATAAAACCATAGCTATCATAGTGCTACATTAAACTGTATTTGTATAAGGCTACAGTTTATAGCCTTTGTTGTTATATGCAATTACAGTATTGCATTGTAATTGAAAGTAATGTTGCTAACACTTGGTATGCGTAAGGCTTCGTTCATTGCTTCGATTATACTTTTGTGCAATCTGCTGTGTGTTCTTTTAAAAGATTTCTGATTCCATTCAATCATATTCTTTTTTGCAAACTTTTCTAATAATTTTTCTGCTTCGTTCATAATTATAGCTTTTCTATTTCGTTTAGTACTTCTTGATAGTATTCTATCACTAGGTTGTTAGATGGTTTTAGTATCTCGCTCTCTAGTATAAGATTGATGTGTATTTTAGCACACAACATTGCATCTTTTGTTTTGAGATGATGATCTGCAACATTAAATACCTTAACAAGCTGTATTGCCTTCTCTTTTGGTGTCTGCATGAACAGCCATTCTTTCTTTATCATATCTTTTTGGGTTTTACCATGGTAACAAAATTAAGAAACATAATCCAGTTATCACTATAGCCCAGAAGATTTTCCAATATCCTGACTTAACCCAATCATTCTCCCACACTAAACAGTGGAAGAGGAAGCTGAGTCCTAATATAAATATTGTTTGTAAAAACATAAGTTTTGTATCTATCATATCTATTTTATTCGTTATCATATAAGTAACATGCTCTACTACAATATCCTTTGTAGCTCACATCTTCTACACGACAATGTTTACATTCGTTTTCTTCTTGTTCTTCTTCTTCTTCATCACAGTGTTCACAACTCTCTACAAAGTCCTGATCATAATAATGATGATGTTCGTGACAATATTCTACGCTCATATTAAGTTAGATATTAAATTATACAATAGAACAATTATCATTGCTCCTGAGAAACCTAATGTTGCCCACACTAGTATCTTGTATGACTTTATTCTCTTCTTAACTTTACTCTTTGCTTGCTTATAATTTTTCATAAAATTTTACCATATTGCGAAACCACCACATTCTCTTAGGAATGCAACAAACTCTCTGATTCTTACTAAACTTGTTCCGTGACTTGGTGTATAAATACTACCATCATCATTAACTACTGATCCAAAAATGATAGTACCATAAGGATAGATTGCATTTAATTCATCTACTTTTGATTCATCAACTTTATTACCAGTCATATCTCCCCATGATCCATAACATAGGTGCATCATATCATCATCTTCTTGAAGATTCTCTTCTTCTTCTGTTATGTACTCAATTGCATTTGCAAGTAAGTGACAATGTTCTTGAGTTTTTAGCCCATCACCATCATTATGATGCCAACTAATATCTCCAAAATTTAATCCTGAGTTCTGAATAGCATGTATACATAACTCTGCTATTGGTCTCCATCCCCAATTACTTGCTCTGAAGTACACACCAGGATTAGTTTCATGGAAATAATTAACCTCATCCCAATAAGCTTGTTGTGCTTTATCTGACAACTCTTCGTAGTTCTCAGGATATTCAGGCTTTTTACCTTTTATTTTTGGATCTAGTCCACTAACGTCCATTCCCATAATCTATATGTATTTATTTATTAATTTATTTAAAAATATCAGTCTATTTTATTCAACTACAACTGACATGGCTGTCCCAATCCCTTCTAGGGTTTCTTGGTTAGAAATAAATCATTTGATTATTAGGAGAGATCAACTCCTACCAACATACTCATTGGTTGGTTAGACACTATAGATAATTACTCTACTTCACTTCATGTGTGTCACACTAGTCTAAAATTACTTAGACACGTATCATATTAAATTTATTTAGTTGCTTCTAGTATCTGAGCTAAACTATATGTTCCTGATGTTACACCATCAGTATAGTATTTAGATTGTTTGAATCTAATCTTCTCTATCTCTTTAGTAAACAAAGGACTATTCGCATTCAAAGTAAATAAAGATGGTGTTGAGTCTGAACAATCTATGTCAGAATAATCTTTATCTAATTTAAGTGTTGTTCCGTCTGTAAACTTAATAATGGCATAGTTGTCACTTGCTCCAGAACATCCTAAATCAGATGTAGACTTCATCTTTATATAATAAAAATCATTCAGTCTAATTGCTGACACTTTTAACGTACCTACATTTGTTGTAGCTACATTATAATAGTTTGTAAACTTCTTTATATCACCTGTAAAGTCATCCACCTCATCTTTCCATAACTTTTGTGCATTCATTTGACATGATAATACAATTGCTCCTAATACTAATACTACTTTTTTCATTTTTACTTGGTTTTAATTATTAATTATTCTTGATTTTTCTGTTTATGTTTGAACCAGTCATTTACATACTTCCTAGCTTCATTTGGTGTTAATCCAAACTCTGCTTGTAAATATGGTCCTGCTCCAAACATATTAGTCTCCCCACTATCACGTAGTGCATCTAAGTATTCAAATATTTCTTCTTCCATTACAATTTGTGATTTAATAAACTATACATCCATCTATCCATTAAGTGAGTTGCTAATACTTTTCTTAAGTGACCATCTTTATATAACTTATCAAAGTTAGTGATTAGGTTTTCAGCATTCTCTAGTTGAGCGTCTGTTTCACAGCTAGTAATAACTTTATAAACCCATGTGTAACTAGTAAATTTACCTGCTATCATCTTCTTCTCTATTAAAGAATGACATCTGTTCTTCTGAAGTCATTCCTGTTATTAAAAACTCTCTTTGCTCTACGCCTATTTCAGGCATAACATCTTGTATTAGCATACCATTTCTCCACAAGTCATATTGTAACTGTGTAATTGGTAAGTCCATACTAGATGTTTTGCCTGATAGGATACTTTTTCTTTCTATTACCATTTGTTATTTAATTTCAGTTTTATTCCATTTAGTCACTCTTCTTTGCCACTCGTTGTCTATGCTTTTCTTATTTGACCATTCCTGATAGTCTAATGCTACTATACAAGGTATAATCCATCCAAAGAGAATCATAAATACTCCTACTGGTGTAGTAACAATAGCCTCTTTAAATAACATGCCTGATGCAAATGTTACAATTCCTGATAATATAATCCATTGTATGAAATATATTGATATAAATACTAGTACTGCTTTTGACGTGTTCATAATTTTATTGTTCTAGGTGTTCGTTAGTTTCTTGGTAAGCTTGGTGTAGTTCATCTATTCTATCATCATATAGATACGAGATGTCACTATCATCGCTTAATGCTATATTATTGTTAGTGGTAAATGTAACACTTGGTATCTTTTTTTCTGCTAACCAGTTAGAATTTCTATTGTAGTGAGCATTTAGTGATTTGTCTTTCACTCTGTAACCTGTAATTAAATTTTGATCTGCCATTTGTATGTATTTATTAATGAATCTTTGGTTCTTTATTATTTCTATTTGTTCTATGATTGACTGTCCCATAACTATTAAATTGTATTAATGGGTTTTTCGTCCTCTTTCAACCAATCAGGACTCCAAATTTTATTTTCATTTTCTTTCTCCATCCTTCTTTTAAGATCTTCTAGTGCTGCTTCTGCTGTTTTTTCACGTTGTTCCTTAACCAACTCATCTATATCAACCTCATCAATCTTTTCCTCCAACCAATCAGGACTCCAAGGTCCTGGTACATCGTCAAGATATCTTTCTTCAATACTCTTGATAGCTTCTTCTATTTTAAGAACCTCACCTTTAGCTTCATCTAATGCTTTGTATAACCTACAAATCTCTTTAGTTTCGATGTCCTTCAATAATGACTCTCTCAACTTAACTAGTTCTTGTGTAGTCATCAGTTTAGGATTATAAACTATGTCTCCATTAGTAATAACGTTAATCTTACTAGTAGGATTGATTTCATCATTACTCATGTAGAATCTAAAATCTTCTAATGATACATTCAATCCTTTTAACAATTTGTTTACTCTAATATTATATGCCATAACACTTGTATTTATTTATTTAATTATTTAATTATTTAGTCTATAACAAACATTCAGGTTTTAACGCATAACCTTATTCCCCTGATTCTTTACTCACTCAACCAATTGTTATGGTATCTACCCTTGTTTTACAAGTGAGGTTATTATTGCTTTTAGACTTTACTTTATTTATTATTCTTATCTTCTTCATAACACTGCTGACAAGTATGAACCTCATCACAAGTGCATGTTAGCTCAGGAGATATTCTAAATAACTCCCAAGCATCTTGTGCATCTTCAAAGAACATACTATCAATTAAATAGATTATGTTCTGTTATTACTGTATTACCATTCTTGTCTTTCCAAGTCATGGTATAGTTTCCTTTTTCATCTGATGATGTCTGTGATATAAATTTCATATCTAATTTAGAAGTTAATTCTTCAGATATTCTCTCTCCAACAGTACCAACATATTTATTGTCATAAGACTCGTAAACAGGTAAGTTCAAAACACCTTTATGAACAACATAAAGCTTTAAGTACTCCATGTTGATAGTATCAATTAACTCTGTTCCTACATAGAAACTAACAGTCCATGTATTACCATTGTCTTGCTCTAGCACTTTCAATCTAGGATCTTCAAAAGTTGTTAGCGTAGGTTTATGAAAACCTGTAGTTATAAAATCTTTCATATCTAATCTAGTTTTAAAAGGTTATTAATTCTTTCCATAACTTCTTTATGATATGGATATCTCTCTACGTCATCAAATAAATCTCCCTCAAGAGAATATATTTCATATTCGTTATTTGTAAACTCACAAGGATGTATCATTGAGATAGAACCTTTTTCTGTAGTGAATACTTGTCTTGGTAAACTTGGAAACATAATATAATAGTACAATGCTCTTCAGCTTTAAGTTTTTATAGCTCCCCTAATAATAATATATATAGAGAAGAAAGTTAAAAATATGTAATGCAGACACCTCTTTGTGTTACAATATCTGCCCAAAGCAGTGTACAACTAACTCACACCTTGTGAGAGTCTGGTAGTCTTTAATCCAATAACGTTGCTACAAACGCGTTAACTCGTCAGTTAACAGATCAGAAAGTGCCTACATTACAATTTTAATATGTTTTAGAGCTCCCTAACTTATAATAAGCATAGAGAAGAAAGTTATAATACACATAGAGCAAATGTTTGAGTTAATGCTATATGTATCTTCTTGAATATGTTTTTCATAACAAGGAAAATAAGGAGAATAAACTGTTAGTGTTAAGACGTACACTACATTACATACAAAGAATGTATATATTAAGGACAGAGTTTAGGTAATATATGTAAAGCCCACCCTACTTAATCACAACCCACCCTATGTATGAATTTTAAAACTCAAAATAAGAGAATCGTGACAGAGTGTTGTTACACCCTGCCACATAGTCTCTCCAACAGTTTACCCTAATCTTAGCGTACTAATTGTCGTTCTAGATTCCTCAAAGCTTTCGTTGATAACAGTATCTTTCGAGAAACCTCCTTGAGCAAACCTGTCGTTAGTTTGTACTCGTTGTGGACGCTCAACAAAATAAACCTTTGAATCAGAATAAAGCTTGGTAAGAGGGTCTTGTGAAGCAATCATTCTCCAAGCAACAGGAAACGCACCAATTTCAGAGTAACCAATATCTCCTGCTTTGAGCATTTTGCTAACACCCTCAGAACAGGTTATCCTTTTAGAGTTCTTAAAGGACTTGATACCCTTTGCGTTAGTAACCATTGCATCAGCATCTCCAATTTCCAATTGAAATCTTGTCGTACTGTTAGCATCAATAGCATTATCAGTTGGAAAGGCAGTTGGATTCTTGTATCCATTAGCTTTACCAACAGCATCAACATACTGCTGAAAAGTTCCACTAATATTTCGGTCTGCAAGCTCACGCTCTTCTCCAAGCAAATCCTCAAAGCCTCCAACATCAGAAGCATCAGCCTCATGCTTGTCAAGCAAAGATTGCAATGTAGTCATGTTCATAGATTGAGTATAATCTACTCCGTTTGCATCTAATGATGCCTGTAATTCAGCTTTTGTAGCCATAATTATCCGTATTTATTAAATTAAAACGCAGTTTTATTTAATGTACTGATTCCCCTCATTATAAGGGGGGTACAGCCAACCTGCATTTTTTTTGGGGGGTCTTCAATTGGTAGGGGTCTCCTTTGCTACCCACACGGTGGGTGGGGGCATGTCTAAAAAGTTTTTTTTAAAAATTTGGTTGGCTACAAAAAAATTGTATACCTTTGGGGGTGGGTGGGCTAGTCATGATTGTTCACATTCCTAGGTAAGGATATACAAACAGTAACTAAATATGAAACAACCAACACAAATAGTACAACAACTACAGAGCACTCAAGTTAATGAGTATGCATTGGCAGAAAAGTATTATAGCATACTATCTGCAATAAACAATTTGCACCTTACTAAAAGGGAAATAGAGCTTGTTGCCTTTACAGCAGTTAAAGGAAGTATATCATATGCTAACCATAGAACAGAGTTCTGTGAAAAGTATAATACAACAACAGCCACTATTAATAATATTGTATCTAAGTTAAAGAAGCAATTCATCTTCTTAAAGAATGATGGAAAGATAGAAGTGAATCCAGTGATTGTATTGGATTTCAAAAAAAATTTAAATTTAGTAATCAAGCTTACACATGAGGTCAAAGAAGTTGACATTAACGGAGAAGATAGTCAAGCAGATATCGAGGGATAAGATTATCTCGGAAAAGGTAATTAACCAAGTAGTGATGCATCAGTTCAATGGTGCACATGACGCTTTAAAAGACAACAATACTGTTGAGATAAGTGGGTTTGGTAAGTTCACCTTTAATGTAAGAAAAGCTAATCAGAGATTAGTGAAGCTTCAAAGGTTTAAAGAGGGTTATGAAAAAGATGTTGCTGAAGGAATAGAACAAACTAAAAAAGAGGCTTGGATTAAAAATAAAATTAGTACATTAACACTAACAATTAATTCGTTAAAGTCAAAGTTAAATAATGAAGACTAAATTTGGACAAATAGTAGAAGGTTGGAGGAATAATTTAATACCCCCAGCACACCTTAAAAAGGAGATAGAAAAAGTATCTACTGAAAGGACATCTATTTGTGAGAGTTGTAAGTTTCATTCAAAGAATTATAAGTCAGTTAGACCAGATGCACATTGTGTAAATTGTGGTTGTACACTGTCAGCAAAAACAAAATGCTTATCTTGTGAATGCCCTACAGGCAAGTGGAAAGCAGAAATGTCATCTGAAGAAGAGGCAAAATTAAAAGAGAATGTCGAAAAAAAGAACTCTAAAACTTAACAAAATACCAATAACAGCAATGATGCAAATATTAGCAGAATTGTTTGAAGAGGGTGTGGACTTTATTGACATAGAAGGAGAAGAAAACGAGATTAAAGGTGAAAGTGATAGAATAAAGGTGACAATTAAACCTGAGTATTATTCCAAACAACCAGAAATAGAATTAGAACTAGAACAGGATCAAGAAGGTATATCAGATTTCCTTCCTCAAATTGAGATAAGTAAAAAACTAACTGATGAAGATATAAATGATCTAATATGAAATTCTACGAAAAAATTTTAACTACATTAACTGAGTTAAAAACATCACATCCAGCAATATCCCTAGGTAAGCATATAGCTACAGCTATCGATTCAAAAAACATGAATGACCTATGGGCAACCTCAGATAAAGAACTACATAATAATTTAATCAACTATCAAGCTAGTTTAGATATGGATATTCCACATCAGGAAGATGACATAGAAAGTATACTTATGGATGGGAAGAATCTTTATAATGTAGGCTTTAATGAATACGAAGATTAACATATGGCAACAGCAAAAAAAACTACATACATTAACGCAGAACTTGATTGGGCTGAAAGTCAAATAAGTAACTGGCAAAAGTATATTGAAGACAATCCTTTACATGAACTTAAGGATAGAATCACTTACAAAGAAACTAAATCTGGATCAGTTCCTTCACTTGTAGCAACAGTTGAACAACAAGGTAAATATCTTCAAGATATGATGAAGAATTACTTAGCATTGTTAGACCAAGTAAATAAGCTACGTGAGAAGGAAGAGAAAAAGAAGCTTGAGACAAGAGGTGGTCAAGAATTAGGTCAAATGGCAAAAAAGTTTGCCAAGACTAGAAAATAAATGAAACTACATAATGTAAGCTATAACGAATGGTTCATTAACCAGAAAAGAGTCCCAGATGAGGACTCTGAAGAGTATGATGAGTTCTTTGATTTTCATAAAGAGCTGAGTATGAACGGTTGTATGATGGATGGTACTTATATTAACCCTTTCTTATACTGGCATTTAAATGCTTGGCATACAGAAGTAGATATCATAGATGATTTTGGTAGAATTAACCAGAAGTACGCAAATCCATTACTGAGAGATAATGAGTGGCTTGTAACTAATGAGATAGATAGGGCACAGAAAGAAAAGAAAGGACTAGTTATACTAGGAATTAGACGTTTAGCAAAGTCTGTTATTGAAGCAAGTTATATTGCACAAGGAGCTACGTTTGATGAGAATTCACAAAATGTTATTGCAGGACTAAACTCTCCTGATATAAAACTTATTACAGATAAGATTGATAAAGGCTTAAACTTCTTACCTAAAGCTTGGAGGTGGCAAAGAGTAGAAGATAACTGGAAGAATCAGGTTACGTTAGGTATTAAAACTAGAGCTGGTGAAAGAATGCCATTCTCACAGATACTTATTCGTAACTTAGATGATGGTAACAATGAAGAGGCTATTGCAGGTACAAAGCCTAGAAGGTTGATCATTGATGAGATAGGTAAAGGTAACTTCTTAAGAGGTTTACAGGCAGCTATTCCAGGATTCACAACACCATTTGGTTGGGGTTGTAGTCCTATACTTACAGGTACAGGTGGGGACATGAAAAAATTTATGGATGCAAAGTCCTTAATGTTTGATGTAGAGAACTTTAACTTTCTTACATATAACAACGCTAAAGATGATAAGCGTATTCATGGGTTATTTATTGGCCATGATTACAGGATGGAAGCAAAAGAAGATAGTAACCTTGGCACATTTTTAGATAAACCAAAAGATTCGCCCTTACATGAAATACCTATGATGGTATCTAATAAGGAAAAGGCTGATAAGATTACAAATGATAATCTAGAAAGGTTAAAGAAGGCTGGGGATAGATTAGCTTATCTAAAAGAAAAGATGTACTATCCACAAGAGGTAGATGATATATTCTTAAATGAGGATACAAACATATTTGACTTAGAAGCTGCAAAGCGTCAAAAAACTAGACTGTTACAAGGAGAAAGAACAGGTACACCTGTTATACTATATGATGATGGGGAAGGAGTGAAGCATGATTTTACAGATAAGATGCCTATAAGCAACTTTCCGTTAAAGCATACAGACTTAAAAGATGCTCCTGTAGTGATATATGAATTTCCTATAGATAATCCACCATATGGCTTATATGTAGCTGGAGTGGATCCATATAGACAAGGTAAATCTGCATACAGTAGCTCATTAGGTTCTGTATACATATATAAAAGGATGCATGCCATAGCTGGTGAAAAATACCAGGATATGTTTGTAGCAAGTTACTGTGCACGTCCTGATAAAAAAGAAACTTGGGAGAACCAAGCTCGTTACCTCATCAAATACTTTAACGCAAGAGCATTGTGTGAGAATGATGAGATATCTTTTATTGATCACATGATCGCTAAAGGAGATAGTCAATATTTAGAAAGACAACCAGATTGGTTAAAAGAAATTGTACCAAATACTACTGTAAGACGTGACTTTGGTATACACAGATCATCAGAAAAGATTAGAGACTTCCTACATGGATGTCTTAAAAAGTATTCAGAAGAAATTATAGCTTCTGAAGTTAACGAAGATGGTGAGGTTATATCTAGTACTAAAGGTATGGCTAAAATACTTGATCCATTATTACTAGAAGAAATGATTCAGTATAATGAAACAGGTAACTTTGATAGAATTATTGCAGCTGAGTTAGCTATAGGACTTGCTATGAAACTAGATCCAATTATTGGAAAGGTGGGAGCACAGGACGATGTTAGATTAACAGCTATGAATAAGAACAAGAAAAACAAATTATTTACAAAATCTAGAGGTGTATTTAGCAGCTCTAAACATAAAATATTCTCATAATGGCCATTATTAGATATACAAAAGAGGAAAACATTAGATATGCTTATTTAAACATTTTCCCTGATCAGTTTAAAACAAAAAAGCAAAAGAAAGATGATAGTTGGGTAAAAAATACCATGGACTATTTTTCTAACAAAGCTTATGCAGAATACATTAAGAATAGAGATACGTTTGTACCTAACTATGATTTAATGAAAGGTATTCTAAGAAGAGAAGACTTTGCTATAGATGAGCCTGAGGTTAAGAGTTTTACAGATATGCTAGAAAAAGACTTATCTCTTCCTGGATATGTAAAGCATTATTCAATTATCACTACACCAGTTAACGAACTTGTTGGTGAGATAAGTAAAAGACCTGATGCTTACAGAGTTAAAGCTTTTGATGATGACAGTAAAGCTCAGGAGTTACAGTTTAAGACTGATACATTAAAAGCTTATGTAATCAATCAAGTTAAACAGCAAGTCATGGCTAAAGCAGCTATGTCTGGTGAAGAACTTGCAATGGAAGATATTGAAAAGATTACAATGGAACAAGTCAAAGAAGAACTTGATTCTTACACATCTGTTGCAGAAAAATGGGCAAATCATACACTTACTTGTAATAAAGCAGACTTTCATTTAAAAGAACAAAGTGAAGATGCATTTAGAGACTTGCTTATATCTGCAAGAGAGTTTTATCATCTCTATGAAGATAATTCTAAAACAGGATTTAATGTAGAAGTTGCTAATCCAAAAAATACTTGGTTTCTTACTACACCAGATAAAAAATATATTTCAGACCCTTCAGGTAGAAGTAGAGGAGCATATGCTGCTGGTACTGTGGAGGTTATGGAAATATCAGAAATAATAGAAGCGTTTCCAGACTTAACTAAAACTGAGATAGATCACTTAAGAAGTTCATTACAAGACTATGGTCTAATTAATGTAAGAGAATCTAACCTTGGAAATCCTGATGTTACACCTGGACAAGACTCTGTAATTTATGATACGTATGATCCATTAGTGTTACAGACACGAATGATTATAGAAAGTGAAATGAAGGAGAATAACGATGGCCTTCGTGATTTCTTAGGACTTACAAGTAACGTATCTTCATTTGGATATAAATATGTAGTTGTAAGAAGTTACTGGATATCTAAAAGAAAAATAGGAAAGCTTATTTATGAAGATGAAATGGGTAACGAGCAATCAGCTTTAGTTACTGAGGATTACAAGTCAGGAAACATGCCTACACAGATATCTTTAGAGTGGGGATGGGTTAATCAATGGTACCAAGGAACTAAAATTGGTCCAGACATATATCACGTAAAACCTTATACATTACTAGATTACTGCCCTATTATTGGAACTACTTATGAAGTAAAAAATACAGAAGCGAGATCATTAGTTGATTTAATGAAACCTTTCCAAACTATATACAATGTTTGTATGAACCAATTATATAAGCTTTTAGAGAAAGAAGTTGGTAAGGTTCAATTAATGTCACTTAGACATATACCAGTTCCTAAAGATGGTGATGCACAAGATGCATTAGATATTTGGGAAATGGAAGCTAGAGAACGTGGTGTTGTATTTATTGATGATAGTCCAGAGAATCTAAAAGCACCAAGCTCATTTAACCAATTTACATCTTTAGATCTTACACGTACACAGGAAATACAATCTCGTTACAACTTAGCTCAACAAATGAAGATAGAATGTTGGGAACTAATAGGTATGTCTAGACAGCGTATGGGTTCCGTATCTGCATCAGAAACAGCCACAGGTACAAATACTGCTATGCAACAGAGTTACTCTCAGACAGAGCCTCTATTCGTTGCACACGAGTATGTAACAGGTCAGTTATATCAGGCAATAATAGATGCGTCTTTAAAAATACAAAGCTCTAAACCACAATCTACGTTATCTTACATAACATCAGAAGGAGAATCTTCTTTTGTTCAAGTTAACGGATCAGACTTAAAGCTTCGTGACTTAAAAGTATTTCCAACAAATAGACCAGAAGATACACAAATGTTTAATGAGCTTAGACAATTATCTCAAGCACTTATTCAAAATGGTGGAAGTCTATATGATATCATTGAACTTTATAGCACTAAGTCTATGAGAGAGATGAAGAAAACTTTCAAGGATTTAAGAGATCAGCAATTGCAACAGCAGCAAGCAGCTCAACAGCAACAACAAGCTCAAATGGAGCAACAAGGTAAAATAGCTGAAGCTCAAATGCAACAAGCACAGCAATTAGCTGCTGCGGAACAAGCTAATGAAAACTATCAGAATGAACTTGACCGTCTTAACAAAAAAGAAATTGCTATGATAAATGCAGCTTCAAAAGAAGGTACAACAAGTGAAGATTTAGATAATTCTGGAAGTCCAGATGTGCTAGAGATAGAAAAGCTTGGTATGCAACAAAAAGTTGCTCAAAAGAATTTTGATAGCAAAATGGCTGATATAAATTCTAAGAACAGTTTAGCTCAGCAAAAGTTACAAATTGAAAGAGAAAAAATATCACTAGCTAGAGATAACCAAGCAAACGATTTAGCTGTTGCTAAAATGAACGCAAAGGGAAGAAAAAATAACTAACACAGTTAGTTACCAAAAAAGTTAATGCTATATTATGCATAAATATTTTACAAAAAAGTGAAATATCCTTTGTAGATACGTAGTGTTATTCTAATTTTATTCAAATAAACCAATTTTTAATAAAACACAACTACATATGTCTGACAAGAGTAATCCTTTTGGTATACAAAATACTATGGAAACAGGAGCAGGTGATGCTCAACTGTTGAATGATTTAATGGCTCCAGAAACTGCATCAGGTAATCCTGAAGATGTTACACCTATAGTAAATGAAATAGATACCCCAAAGGTAGAAACAAACGATAATCCTCCAAGAGGAAAAGATATCACACCTCCTAATAGTGTAGATGGTAAAACTGATGAAGAAAAACAATCAGGAGAATCATTAATCGCTGACTTCTTAACTGATAGTGAAGAAGATGATGAAGATGATGATATTCAGGTAGATCCTCCAAACGATGCTTTAACTAAAGCGAGTAGGGATTTAGATGATGCTGATGATGATGATGATGATAGTGAAGATGATAATAAGTTTACTGCTTTATCAAATGACCTATTTAACTTAGGAGTATTTAATAAAGAAGAAGATGAAGAAGTTTCCATTAGTACACCAGAAGAGTTTTTAGAAAGATTCAATGCTGAAAAGAAAAAAGGAGCATCTGAATTAGTTCAAAACTTTATTAGTCAATTCGGAGAAGATTACCAAAATGCATTTGATTCTATATTTGTAAAAGGTGTAGATCCTAAAGAGTACTTTGGAGCATACGGTAAGGTTGTGAGTTTTTCAGAAATGGATTTATCTCAAGAACAAAACCAAGTATCTATAATGAAACAAGCATTAGCTGATCAAGGGTTTGAACCAGAAGACATAAGTAAAGAAATTGAAAGATTGCAAGACTATGGTGATTTAGATACTGTAGCTACAAGACATCATAAAGTGTTAGTTAAAAAAGAAGCTAAAAAACTTGAAAAATTAGACATTGAAGCTCAACAGATTCAAGAACAAAAAACTGAAATTAGAAATCAGTATGTACAAAATGTTCAGTCTATATTATCAGATAAGGTAAAAGAAAAAGAGTTTGATGGAATACCAATAAACTCTAACCTAGCAAATGAACTACAAGATTTCCTATTAGTAGATAAGTGGAAAACTCCTGCTGGAGAAACACTTACAGACTTTGATCGTGCTATTTTAGATATGAAAAGACCTGAGAATCACGAAATGAAAGTAAAAATTGGACTTTTAATGAAAATGTTAGAAAAAGATCCTACGTTATCTACTATACAAAGAAAAGGTGCGTCTAAGCAGACAAACAAATTATTTGGGGAAGTTGCAAGACAAGTTACAAAAGATAAAAGTAACAGGTCAACAAAAAAAGGATCTAAAGCCTCATCAAAGTGGTTTTTATAATAATCAGTAATTAATAATTAATAAACGAATAACATGTCAAAAGTTCAAACTATACCAGGATTAACTGGTTTTACTTATGCGAGAGTTGCGTCCATGGATAAGCGTGCTGTAGGGAAACTAACAGATGCAAATCACTTGGAAAGCTTCCACTCAACAGAGCCTGCAGATTATGATAAGAAAATTATCAGTCTGTATACTCAATCATCATTGTATAGCAATGATTTTCTAGATATGATTAATAAGAGCACACCGTACTTCATTGATACGAATAGTGACTCTTGGAAATGGGACATCGCTGTACCATACAAATTTCCAAAAATCATTGATATTCCAGAAACTACAACAGACCTAGCTAAGCCAGGTATTGATGGTCAAGAATTTCAACTTGTATTAGATACAAATGAATTTTCTAAAAATGCTATCATTTCTGTAGGAACACGTCAATATGGACCACGTCTATATGTGATAAAAGATCCACAGCCTTGGAATGCTGGTTGGTTATATACAGTTACACTAGTAAGTGATAATCCAACAGTAGACTTTATATCATCTACATTCTTACAGCCAGGTATTGAGCTAGAATTGATCGATGCTGCAATTGGAGAATTTGATCAAGATTTATTAGGTCTTCCTAGATTAGGTGAGAAAATAACAATGTTTGAATCATTAGGTTCAGGATATGGTTATGAGCACAAAATTACAGAATGGGCTGATGATAAAATGTTGAGAGACAATTCAGGTCAAGCTTTGGATATCTTAGTATATGCTCCACAAAGACGTAATCAGTTACCACTAACTCGTAATGATGTTAAATGGGAACCTTTCGTTGAGTTCTGGATGCGTAAGTCTATGATTGAACTTAAAGTTAAGCGTATGATCTGGGCTAAGCCTGGTACCGTTAAGACTAATGGTTCTAGACAAGAGTTAAAGCGTACATCTGCTGGTGTATATCACAGAATGCGTAATAACGGTAACCTAGTACAATACAACCGTGGAGAATTTTCTGCTAACTTAATACGTTCAGTATTTGGAGATTTATTCTACAGACGAGTGGATGTTAAAGATAGACGAGTTAAGATGTATACTAATGAAGCTGGATTCGATGTATTCCAACAAGCTTTAAAAGATGATGCATTAAACTCTGGATTAACTTTCATGGCAGATTCTGGAAACAGATATCTACAAGGAGAAGGACAGTCAATCACTTACAACTTTGCATTTGATGCGATGGTAACTCGTGAGACTGGACGTGTAGAACTTGTACACTTGAAAGAGTTAGATTTACCACAAACTAACTTAGAATTTGGACAAAACAAGAAGTCTACTCCTGTATTTATGGTATTTGATGTATCTCCTGAATCTGATGGTTCAATGATCAACAACATCCGTGAGGTACGTATGAAGGGTGCACCTTCTATGACTTGGGGTTATATTGATGGAACTCGTCATCACTTAGGATTTGCAAAATCTCAAGGAATGAGCTCTGCTAATAAATTCCCAGGATACGAAATCTGGATGAAAGATCGTTGCGATGTTTTCATTGAAGATTTATCAAGAACTGTGTTGATCGAAGAGATTCCACAATTCTAATAAACGTAATAGTAAATATTACAGAGAAGCTCCTTCCTCACACACCCTGTCCCTCCTTAGAGGGAGGTTGCTTTCTCATAAATACCAGAGTGTCGGACTAGATCCTATCTGTTTGATCAGGACACTCTACAAGAATAAACCAAAAATTAATTAAACTACATTATGGGTAAAATAGGAAAAGTCTCTACAATTAAGAGAGAGTACAATAGTTCTCAGTTGCAAACTATGGATAGCGGACTTGCTAACCAAGGATTAAGTAGAATCCCTGGAACAGGAGTTTTTAAGTATCCTTATAAAGAATTAGACGGTAAGTATAGAACAGGATTAGATCCTACAGCTTCTTACATTAAACGTATTCAAGATCCAACAGAAAGAGAGCTTGAAGTAGAAAGAGTTACGGAACTTAGAGATAGACTTCAAAATGAAATTGGAGATGTTGACTTAGGACCAAGAGCACAATTTTGGAACTATGGGAAATCAACTGGTACAAATGATGACTTACATGTTAAACCTGTTAAACTGTTAGACGGTGATAACTTGTTCGACTTAAGTCAAACTTTTCAAGAACTAGCATTTGCATGGTTAAGAGTACATCCAACTATTGCATCTAGTTATCAAGCTTGGGAACGAGGAGAGTTTCCAGCAGATACACAGTATTACATAGTAGATGATGAGATTGAAACTGCACTTGTTTACAAGAAGAAGCAGCTTATCAACAGAGCTATTATTAGCTTTGATACTATGAGCATTGAGAAGAAACGAAAAGTTGCAAGACTTTTAGGACTTCCTATTAGCAGTGACACGAAAGAGGAAACTGTTTATAATCAAGTAGATACTTTGCTAAAACAAGCAGAGGTTAAATCTGGTAACTTTAGAGGATTAAATCCTGTAGAAGTGTTTAACAGATTTGCTAACATGAAAGATGATTTACTCCATATTAAGGATTTAGTTAAACAAGCTATCCAACATTCAATTTACAGAATTAAGCCAAGTGGCGTAGTTTATGAAGGAGAATATGAAATAGCAAAAGATGAAGAAGAATTAGTAAAGTTTTTAATTAACGAAGATAACCAAGATGAGTTATTAGTGTTAGAAGGAAAACTTAAATCTAAAAAACTAGCTGCTGTATAGTATCTAGTTTTACTAAAAAAAGTTAGGTATGATATCTGTAGATAGTTTATTATATAAAATAGATCAAAGACTAAATAAACTATCGACTAACGAGCATCAGCAAATTCAACTAGAAGATAAAATCTTAGCTTTGAATGAAGCTCAGATTAAGTTGATAAAACAAAAAGTTGATGGCTTTTCAGTCCCAAGTAGATTGGGGATGGATTCTTTTAAGAAGAGGTATGAAGATTTAGAAAATCTAATTATGGATTATACTAATCAACCGTTACCTCTTACTGAATCTAATCCAGCAATAAATAAATGGTCTGCTGATACAACAGTGTTAGAACCTAAGTATCTATTTTATGTAGATAGTTATGTTTTAGCAAACAAAGGTAAGTGTAAAGATAGAATTATTTGGATTAACGAAGATCTTAGTAAACACGGAGATCTATCAATATTATTAAATAATGATCATTATAAGCCAAGCTTTGAGTATCAAGAAACTCTAAATGCTATTAGCTCGGATGTAATGAGTGTTTATACAGATGGTACATTTACACCTACAACTGTTAATATAATGTATCTCAGATATCCTGTATACATTAACAAAGAGGGTTACATTCAATTTGATGGTACCCCTTCAGTAAATGCAGATTCTGAACTAAATGATTACTTAGAGGATGAACTTTTAGATTTAACAGTTCAGAACCTAGCAATGTATACTGAAAATGTTGCTGCTGTACAAAATGCACAGTTCAGGATACAAACAAACGAATAATTAATAACCCCTTAAATATATAATAAAATGGCGGATTTTTCATTGACTACATTATTTGTAGTCCCAGTAGGGCAGACAACTCTCCCTAGCTCTGGATCAACACAAGACTTGACACCTGGTCAAGTTGGATTTTTTACACCAGCTTACTCAGCATTTGACCCAACAGACGATGATCTCAATGATGAGGCATACTTCTATGTTGCACAAGGTAGAAGAAACACTTACCTTCAAGGATCTAAAAGATCTGGTAAGATAGCTGTTAGAAATTCTTACACACCAGCATCAAATGCAAACATTACTGAATTATATTCTGTAAAAGGTTGTGCAACAGCACTTAACCAAATTACTGAAGTAGATGGATGGAATGTACAATGTGGTGAAGTAGTAACTTTAACGTTACGTGCTCACTCATCTTACATCGATACTCTTTACTTTAACGGATTCACACGTTCAGTAACTGTAAATGCACCATGTTGCGAATGTGGAGGTGATCCATGTACAGACGTTGATGTACCAGCATTAATTGATCAATTTATTGCAAAACTAGAGCAACAAGCTCCAGGTAATAACCCAGACAACATTAGCTTTAATTCTTTCTATACATTTGAAAGAGTAGGAGATGATGCTACTGCAAAATTAGTAATTACAGGTAAGCCAGTAACTAAATATGGTCAACCATGTGATGTAGCAGCTGATCCTTTTGAGTTTGATAAAATGCGTTTTGAAACATTTGTTTACGCTGGACCTGCAACAACTGCAGATTTCATAGTAGCAGACAATTGTGATATTGTAGCAGTTGCTACAAAAGTTCAAGAGTCTTCTTTTCCAAGAGGTACTTCTGATGAAATCGCTCAATTAGAAAAGAACTATTACAGTTACCAAGCTGGTTACTTAAAGTCTTTACTAAGAATGAAAGGTTTTAATCAAAACTTTGAATCTCATGTAACACATGGTGTTATTTATGACACGATTACTATTAAGTTTAACGAAATTGATAAGTCAGCTTATCAATGGGGAGACTATATCATGCAAGATCAAACAGTGATTATTGCAATTCCACAAGGTGTTCTTTCTGATGACATGATTAATAATATTGTAGATAACTATAATGGTGTTCAGTATGGTGCAGTTTGTCCAACTACTAGTACAACTACAACTCAACTTCCATAAGGAAATTAGACAAGTAGATATATAATAAATGCCAGAGGGTGAGATGGATTCTCATTTTCTGGCATTTTATTTAAAATAAAAAATTAAGCACATGACAGAGTATAATTTAGATTTAGTAACTGGGTGTAATAACAACCCTCTATACCTTATTGTTACAGATGCTTCATATTATCCTACAGATCCCCCAGTAGCATTTAATCCAACTATTACAATTACACCACCAGGCTTTGATGAGGTGGTTTTACCTTTTGTAGTAAATGGAACAAATGTTTATGGTTCTGATGATTTAGGAATAACTGAAGCAGGGTGTAAACAAAATATTCCTGATGGCATATATTGCCTAGAATATACTATAGAGATAAATGAGTTAATTCCACCAACTACTATATCAGTAAAGAAAACAATATTACGTACTGCTAACTTACAGGAAAAGTTTAATGAAGCTTTTTTAAAGTTAGATCTTATGCAATGTGATGGCGAACTAGCAAAACAAACAAGTGTAAACCTTAATACGATTAATTTCTTTATTCAAGGTGCTATAGCTGCTGCTAACAACTGTGCAGACAAAGAAGCTATGCGTTTATACGATCAAGCAAATAAGATGTTACATCACCTTAACAAGTGTGGATGTGGATGTCAAGGGACTAACTATTTAGTAAACTTTAGATAATATGGCTCAGTGTGCAAATTGTGGGGCAAAAGTAGGGTGTGGGTGCCAATTAACAAATGGCTTATGCACTTACTGTAACGGTTCCAAAAAATAAAAAATAGTATGTTAGAAAGTAAGTTTACAAATTGTGAGAATTGTGGCGACATAGCAGATCTACTTAAAAGGATAGATTGCAAACTTGCAGAGTTGAGTTATAATATGTACAACAATGTTGTATTCATGTTAAACGCCTGTGTACCTAGTTATGAACTTACTCAACTATTAGCATACAGAGATATTCTTATAAACAAACAGAATAATCCAGATTACGCAGAACATTTTTCTGTAGAAGATATTGCTGGTAAAGTTATTAGATTAACTGCAGGATGCGAATTAAGATGTCCTAAAGTAAATCAAGTATGTATACCAACTACTACCAGTACAACAACAATAAGTTGTGCAATTACAAGTGGGGAAATAACATGTGTTATTCCTACTTAACAATAATTAATAATAAAATTAAAAAATATGCCTTGTCAAAATTGTTTTAATGGATGTGTAGAGATTACATCAGATAAATGTGTTAGATACACAGGTGAAGACTTTCCTATATTAGGAATAAGTACTGGGGATACACTACTTAGTGTTGAGGAGAAGATACTTAACTTCTTACTCTCTATATCTACTGGTGGAACTATTTTTCCTGTAATTTCACAAGAGAACGTTTGTAATCTAATACAAGATAACTTACCAGCAGTAGGTCCTTATAATTTAGATGATTATCTAAATACATTAATTAAAGTTGCATGTAGTTTAGATTCTAGAATTACAATTCTTGAAACACAAAATCCAAATACACCTTATGAATTAAATTGTTTATTTTCTGCTACTATAGACAGTAGTGATACACATGCAGTATTACAGCTTGTAATAGATAAATTATGTGCAACTTCTGAAGGCTTAGCTACTTTTGAAGCTTTAGTAGATTCAACATATGTAAAAATAACAGATGTAAATACTTACATAGCAAATTACTTAGCAACAGACCCTAGTCAACAACTAGTAAGCAACTCTATGACACCTTTTTCAATTACTGGATATGCAGGTCCACTTAGCAACTTTGATGCTTCTGGAGCTGGTATAGGGGACTGGAATAGAATATTTTTATGTAACGGTTTTAATGGTACTCCTGATTTAAGAGGGAGAGTATTAGTTGGTACTACTTCAGGAATGGGTGGGGCAGGACTTAACAATGCAGTAAAGCCAGGAATTAATGGTAATCCAGGATATAATTTAAATGAATCTAAGGGATCGAATCAAGTAATTTTAAATGAGTCTGAGCTTCCTTCTCATACACACACTGCTTCAACAAACCCTGTACCAAATCATGTACATGGATTTGAAAATCCTGTTCCATCAATCTCTTCTGGTCTTGGATCAGCACAAAGACTTACCACTACTAGTGATATTAACTCTCTTGATATTACAGAAACTGAGCCTGCTGGAACACATTCGCACGGTGTTATAGTTAATTCAACAGGTGGTAATCAAGGACACCCTAACTATCAACCAGGAACAGGAGTTTATTATATAATTCATATTCCAGTATGATAGGATGTAACAAGGATGCATTTTTACCTGTAAATCCTAAATGCGAGAAAGTTGTTTTAAATTGGCCTTGTGGGTGTCAAACTATGTATATTAGAGGTGAGACACCACCGAGTAATTGTTCATGTAAAAAATAATAATAAAATGTCATCATTCGTAGAAAAATATAAAAAGTGGTTAGCTGTAATTTTAGGCCACATTTGTTTACTAATTGGTTTATATGCTCCAGCATTATCAGCGTTATTAATAACAGATGATAATATGCACTGGGGATTAAACAATACAGTGTTTACTGGATTAGGAATTATTTTTTTATGGGGTGAGATAATTGCATTTGCAAAAATTGTTCAAAATACACTAGGTAATCTAGGTAACAAAAAAAAATAATAAACATGTACTATAAAATAGAACTAGCATTAATTTCACTTATGATAATGGCAGGAAACGAATTACTAGCTACATTAGTAGCCCTAATAACAATTGTATACTACGGATCAATGTTGAAAGTCAATGTTGTAAATAAAGTTTATGATGGGAGCTGGATAAAATATTTTAAATCTTTTTTCTGTAAGTACAAGACAAAGAATCTAAAAAAATGACAGTAGAAATAACATTAACAACAGCGGGAACAGATACTTCTTTATTTGATATTTATTCAGATAGTGATAGTTTTCTAACTCCTATAAGTTCAAATATACCTGTAGCTTTTTTATTACAAGGAACTGAGATTACTGTTCCTGATAATGCTACAGAGGTGAGAGTTCAAGCTCTTGGAGATTGCGTTAATTATATAGATATACAACTAGCATAAAACAAAAGCATATGCAACCAGAAATACAGATATCATTAGTCATACCAGCAGGTTCTTCAGTGGGACCATTTGATTTATATTCAGATGTAGATGGGTATGCAGTACCTTTTGAAACAGGAATCCTTGCTTCTGAATTTGTAGCACCTGGATACATAACTACACCTCCTGTTGGAACAGACTATGTAAGAGTTCAATCTAGTGGATCATGTAAGACATTTATAGAATTAAAAAACATATGTCAACCAACAACCACTACAACAACTAGTTCTAGTACAAGTACAAGTACAACAACAAGTACTACTACTATACCCCCTACTACTACCACTACTACTACAGTTCCACCAACTACCACAACAACAACCAGTAGCAGTAGCAGTACAACCACAACAACAACCACAATACCTCCAACTACCACAACTACTACCACAAACCCATTAGGAATACTTAAATGGTCACTTCAAACTAACACTCCTTCAGAACTTGGTATACTTGATCTTTCAATAACTGTTGATGGTGTCCCAACTGTAAGTAGCACAATAAGTCAATTTGATAATTTTGAGGCTGGTCAAATAATTGTAAGTGTTGGATCAATTGTAAATGCAACATTAACTAACCAAAGATCAGGAACTTGGGAGTTTTCAAACAAAATGGCATTAAATAATGTATGGTATCAACCAAATGATATTTGTCCAAGTTGTGTAGACGAATTAATAACTCCAATGACAACACCTTACACTATGGAAGGTGGTACACAAGAGTTTTATTTTATTAACTCTGTATCAGCTGCTGTTACTCCTGGACTATTCTTTTCAGCTACAGCTGTTCAAGCAAGTTGTTCAAACTTCTGTCAAAACAATTTTACTATAGCTAAATCAGTAACTACACTTAGTGGTAATACATTTATTAATTTAGCAGTGGGAGATGTAATAAGTGGAGCTATTAATGTTGCAGGATGGTATGCTTATGCAAACACTAGTACAACTACTCAATCAGGAGCTTCATTTAGAGTATTCCAACTTGATGGTGTAACTAATCAAGTTCAAGCAATAAGTGATTGTAACCCAAACACTACATGTAACCCTTTATAGTATGACAGGAATAATAAAAATATTAATCATAGGAGCAGATGCTAATAACTTTTTGTTATTTTCAGATGTAGATAATTATACATCAGCATTTGAAACTAATGTTTCTAGACAACAATTAATAGATGGATTTCCAAGTGATAATATACCAGATGGTACTACTATCATAAGAGCTTTGTCTACAACAGCGTTGTGTGATGTGTCAATTGACATACCTGTAAATATTCCAGCTTTACTTTTACAAACAGAAGATCCCATAGAACAACAAAATACTAACTTTATAGAAATACAATAATGGCAATAGGAGATAAGTTAACAGAATTAGACCCAATATTATCAAATGACTTAAGTGATGTTGATCCTTTATATATAGTAGATGTATCTTCAGATAAATCTAAAAAAGTACTTTTAAGTGAGTTATTTACTTGGGTAAGCAATAAAATTAATAATCAGCCACCTTTTTTACTAACAGCTTTATCAGGAGGTTCTTCATCTTACTCTGATGATAAAAATATTATTTACTTAAGTTGGTCAGGTGGTTCTGGAACATATGATTTAACATTACCATCAGCTACAGACACTCCATATAGAAACATACAAATAATATCAGATGGTACATTAGCTGCTAACGATAAAGTTCATGTATTGGCACCTGTTGGAGAGCGTATAGATGGAGCTATAAATCCTGGATTTTATACATTAAATAAACCATTTAATGGTGTTACTGTTTGGTCAGACGGAACTCAATGGGTAGTAATACAGGCAAAGGCTACTTAATATAAACTATATTTAAAACCTTGTTTTGTTGGTTTACAAGGTTTTTCTCCTGAGGGCTAGTCCCTTGGGAGTTTTTATTTCTAACATAGTTAATTATAAATAAAAGTAGCTATAGTCAATTTTATTGAGATATGCAAAATAATTTTTATATCTTTACGATATTTGTAATTTTTAAACCATGATAAACGATCCACAGCTACTACTTAAGTTAAAGAATTTATTACATTGGAAAAAGAGTAAAAAGTTTTATGCTGAAAAACTAAACATTACTGAACAAGAAGTTATTGATTTAATTAAAGAGATACGAGATAAAGGAGAAGGTGATGGTGATCAGTTTTTATCAAAAGCAAATTCAGGAAAAGGATATAATGAAGTTGTAAAAAAAGTTAATGTAGAAAAAGGTACAGTTGAAAGTACAGTTACTTCTGATTATGAACCTAAGGACCATATAGAATTAGCAAAGCTTCATAAGATAAATCTAGAAGAATATATAATTACAAACTATTGGTCTAAGATGTTACCAAGTGGTAAGTTTACATCTTCTATATTCTCAAAAAGAAAAGGCCCATCAGATTATACAGCTGAAGACTTTTCAATATTTCTAAAAAACTTCGTACCTAAGAAGATAGAAATAAACAAAACTAAATTAGAGTCAGGTAAGGATACAATAGATGTAGAGCTTTCTATTTCTGATTTCCACTTGGCCAAAAGATACATTGAAGGAAACAATGATATAGGTAAACGTGTTAAGTTATTTCACGACATGACTGAAGACTTAATGGTTAAAACCTCAAAGGTCTATAATATAGATACAGTTGTATTTCCAATATCAAATGATTTCTTCCATACAGATAACTATCAGAACCAAACTACACAAGGAACTCCACAAGATACTATTATGGAGTATGATTCAGAATATGAACTAGGCTTTGCAATGCTTATAGACTCTATTAATATTCAAAGAACATATTCTAATAAGGTGATTGTTGTACTTGTTCCAGGTAATCATGATAAAACTAAATCATTCTATTTAGCACATGCTTTAGATATTTACTTTTCAGATGATAAAGATGTAGAGTTTATAAGAGATAGTTCTCCAGTAAAAGCATTAACTTTAGGAAACACATTTATTGGTTACCATCATGGAAATTGTAAAATAGAATCTTTACCATTACTATTTGCAACTCACTCAGTTTGGGGAAAGATGTTTGGAAACTCTAAATACCAAGAAGTTCATACAGGTGATAAGCATCACTATATGGCTAAAGAAGTAAAAGGTTGTAGAATACAACAGATGCCTAGTTTATCAGATGCTGATAGATGGCATAGAGATAGTGGATATGTACACTCTATACGAGCTGCACTGCTTTTAGGATATGACAAAGAGCAAGGTAAAGTTTGTGAATTTGAAAAAAGAATATAATTATGTCAACACTTAGGAAATTAGTTTCAGATGTAAGATCAACACACAAGATCTTATCTACTGATGCACGAATAACTGACAGAGCAATAGCCTCTGAAGTTAAAAATAATGCAATAACTTTAATTAAAAGAGAAACTAATTTAAGAAGGTTATGGGCTAGTGATACTTTATTTACCACTATTCCTTGTTTAGAAATGATAGAAGTTCCTATCTCTGAGTGTTGTGACTATGTTGATCCTTGTACAGTGGCAAGATCAAAACATAAGATTCCTAAAGTGTCTGAAGGTAATTATCAGTACGTAATACAAGGTGTTTATTCAATAAACGCTATGGGAGGAAATGGTACTAAAATAAAAGAAATTACTATAAATAGATATTTAAACTTATTAAAGCTTCCTATCATAAAAAAAGAAAGCTATTTTTGGATATCTAATGGATACTTATATGTGAGCAATCCTTTGTTAATCTCTGTAAGATTTGTAGCATTTCTTGAAGAAGATGTGCCAAAAGATATAATGTATCCAGATTGTGAATGTGGTACAAGCTACACGCTAGATGAGTACTGTATGAATCCCTTAGACAAACAATCTTTCATTCCTGGATACTTAGAACAACAAACGTTAGCTATGACCTCACAGAAGCTCTTACAGACGTACTTTAATATTAAGTCTGACATGAGTAATGAAGGAATAGACGGACAAGCACCAAACGCACAACCAACAAACTAAAATAAATGCCAAGAGTTGCAGTAGACTGGAGAAGCGCAAGTAAAGATAATTACAAAGACTTTTGTAAGACTCATCCACTTGTAAACTTAACCTTTGAGGAATGGAAAAATATTATATATGAGTTTAATGAACATTTTAAACATCATATTCTAGAGACAGGTGAAAAACATAGATTGCCTTGTGGATTTGGAGAGTTTTCAATAAACAAGAAGAAAAGAAAAAGAATTAAATCTAATGGTGAAAAAGACTTTATAAATTTACCTATTGACTGGAAGAAGACTAGAGAGAAAGGTAAACATATTTATAACTTTAACTATCATACAGAAGGTTACTTCTTTGGTTGGATGTGGTTTAGAGATAGTGCAAGATTTAGACACTCAACATGTTGGTTTTTTAAACCATCAAGAGTAACATCTAGATTACTATCTCATTATGTAACTACTGATAAAAAATACCAACACATGTATAACGAATGGACTAAAAGATTTTAGAAATGTCATATTATCATAAATATAATTTTGTATCACCAGAACCCATCTATGCTACAGTAAAAGAAGAACTTAAGAGTTACTTTGATACAGGAGCAGTAGATGATTTATTGTTTCCAACATATTTGAACAAATGTTTAAATAAGCTAGGTAAAACAAGTTACAAAATAGATGAGCAAGTTTTATTTGTAGAGGATTTTCAAGCAAGGTTACCAGATAACTTTCATGCTGTTAGAGAGGCTTGGATGTGTGCTGAGGTTCCAGGTAACCCTTACCCCTCTGCAACATCTTTCTATTCTCAAGCTGCAAATGCAACAACCATTCAAATATCACCTTTAACTATTGGTGGTACACCTTGTGATAATTCTGCATGTCAACATCCATCTTGTGATGGTACGTGTATGCCTGAGCTTGTTCAAGCTGTATACAAAACAAACAATGAGATTGCAAGATCTTACAGGTATGATTACTTACTTAGACCAGGTAATATATCTGCAAGAGAACAATGTGATGTAAATTATAGAAGTGATTGGAATAACTTTGCACCTCCTGTACGTGAGTTTACTCCTGGTTCATCAAGCTATGATAGCTTCGATATTAGAGACAATAAGTTTGTAACCAACTTTAGACATGCTGTGATCCATTTGCTCTTTTATTCTACAGATTATGACGATACTGGTAATCAAATGATACCAGATAACTATAGGATTTCAGAATATGTTGAGGCTTTTATTAAGTATAAAGTATTTGAAACGTTAACTAATCAAACTAATGATGAAACGTTTAATCAGTTACAATCAAAGTTAGCTTATTATAAGCAACTTAGTGATGAAGCTTGGATAATGGCCTTTACTGAATCTAAGAAACAAACATCTTGGGAAAAGCAAAGAAGAATTAAAAAAGATTTAAATAGGTTCAATAAGTATGAACTTCCTAACCGAACTAATAGATACGGTAGAAGACGCAATAACTAAGAACTATGGCTAAGAAAAATAAGAAAAAGAAAAAAGTATCAAATATCAAAATGAATCCAGGTTCTGCTCAAGCAGGGTTAAACTTGGATAGTTCTGTTAGTCAGGTTGGACCAGGTAAGGTTACTTATGCCTTAAATGCTGCTATTGAAAACTTTGATGATAATTCTGTAAGTTATCAGAATGAGCTAGGTAATGAACTATGTCTTACATTACCAACAGGTTATAAGCTTATTGGAGAATATTATATTCCAGAAAAAAGAAAACATATATTCTTTATAACTAATCCTATTTCAGGAGATAGTGAAATTGGATTTATGGATAATAACGATTGTAATTATCAAACGTTAGTAAACGCCCCTTGTTTAAACTTTAATGTAAAACATCCTATTCCTAAAGTTGTACACAGAATAACTAACTGTACTACAGAGATATACTGGACAGATGGATTTAATGCAAGACGTTATTTAGATATTGAAAACATTCCTTACAAGCTTGTAGGTGGTACACCTAGTTGTGATCCTGTATACGGTAGTGAGCTGGATTGTAACCAACTTAAGATACAGCCTAACTTTTCTATTCCTCAATTAGATATTTCAAGAGTAGATAGTGTTGGTGATTTAATTGCTGGTACATATCAATTTGCAATACAATATTCAGATGTTGGAGGTAATGAACTTACATCATATTACTCTGTAACTAATCCTCTTCCTATAGCTGATGAATTTAAGACAACTGTAAACTTTAACTATACTGTAGGAAAGTCTATTGTTGTAGGTGTGTCTAATCTTGATTTAACTGGTCAATTTCAGTACTTTAATTTAGCTGTAATAAAAACAATAAATAATGTTTCGTCAGTAGAACTCATTGGTACATACAATATTGAAGAATCTTCAAAAGAAATAACATATACAGGAGCAGATAAAACTCCTATACAACTTTCTACATTAGATATATTTGAAAAGTTTCCTTATTACGATATAGCTGATGATGTTACTGCTGTTCAAGATGTTATTGTATGGAAAGATCTTACGTCTATAGATAGAACTAACTATCAATCAATTGCAAGCAACATAAATCTTAAATGGGAAACATATAGAATACCACCAGGAGAAGATTACTCAGATGAACTAAACGCCACAAACTTACGTGGGTACATGCGTGATGAAGTGTATGCATTTGAAATAGTATTTTTATTAAAGAACGGTAAACAGACAGATGGTTTTCACATTCCTGGTAGAACACCTGAG